GAGACCAGCTGCGCCCCCGCCGAGGTGGCCGGTCTCCGGACGGCCATCCAGGAAGCCGGGGTCCCCGTAGGCCGGGGCCGGGCCGCCCTGGAGGCCGCCGCCGTTGATGCCCTGGAGACCGCGCGACCGCAGCGACGCGAGGGCGATTCCCTCCCATGGGTTGCCGCTGCCAGGCGCTCCACCGGCCGGTGGTAGGGGCTTGGACATGGACGGCGCGCTGAGCTGGGCCATGTCCTCGGGAGAGCCGTTGCTCGGATAGAAACCGCCGAGATGCGTGGCCATCGGGTCCGGCGAGGACGGCAGCGGCAGCTCGGACATGCCAGGGACTGCCGCCGGACCTGGGTTGCCGGGGGTTCCGCCCCGGGCGATCAGTTGGCGAAGCACGTCTTGCTGAGCACCGCCGCCGACGCCTCGCTCCTGGGCGATCTGAGCGATGCGACCGGCAATCTCGGGCGGGACGCCGGGAAGCGAGACGGGCGGCTGGACAGCGGGCCGCTCCGTCGGCATCGGCTTCTCCATGCCGTAGCCGGGGAGCCCGGCGGCGGCCGCACGGTTGCCGGCGGCGCTCCCGGTGGCCTGGACACCCGCTTCGCGGAGCATCTGCCAGGCGGGGCGCTTCGGGGGGGCGGCCGGTGACGGGGTGGGCGGAGCGCCACCGGCTACGTCGTCTGTGCTGACGCCACCGCCAGCGGCGGACGGAACCGCCGGCCTTGCCGGCCGGGGCCGAGGGCCGCCGGGGCCGGCCAGGGAGCCGTCGTCCCGCGCGCCGGAGACCCCAGGCTTCGGCGTGGCCTGTCGGCGCTGGTTCGCGGCGGCGAGGGAAGCGGCGGCTGACGCTGCACCTCCGATTGGATAGGCCATGGTCTTACCCCTGGTTCGTGATCGACTTGATGCCCTGCATGGTGGCGCTCGGGACCGGATCGGCCTTCGGCACCGGGGCGGGCTTCAGCGTGGCGGACTTGACGGTCGCGTCGTTCGAGGACTTCATGACGGGATCTCCTTTCCAGGCAGCGTGAAACGCTCTGGCGATGGCGTGGAAGACGTGCCGGGGCGCTCCCGGCGGCAGCTTCAGGACGAGAGACCAGTTGATCTCCGCCCCGGTGGCGGTCAAGGTCAGGTACCGGCGGTTCTCGCCCGTGTTCGGTAGGCCCTCGTAGCGGTCCGGGATGTCCGCCTCCCAGCGGTGGCGGATGAACTTCCGATGGAGAGCGTCAGGACCAGCGATGTTCAGGAAGGCGTGGGTCAGCTCGGGGTGGGAGGAAGGGGACGGTGCGCCCCGGTGGAGCTCCACGGCCCCGGCCCAGACGGAGCCCGAGGGCTCGTCCGGGTGATAGACGACGTCCACCGATAGGTCCCGCAGGTACGCGTGGTACACAGGACACAGGATGGACGTTTTCTGCGTCCGGTGTCAAGCGGAGGGAAGGCGGAAGGCTCTCACGGGGCGCTCGCGGCGGTCTACTTCGAGGAGTGTCCAGCCATCGTTGTAGCAGGCCTCCAGCAGACCATCCCATTGCTTCGGGCTCATCGTGATCACCGCCCCGGGTTGCAACGCTTCCCTGAGGGGGACCTGGTGGAGCGGCGGGCGCTTCATGGCTTGTCCTCCGGATTTACGAAACTCAGCCGCGCTCTCTCTCCTCTGACGATCTGATTGCCATGACGAGGTGGTCGTGTAGTTGGTCAAGGTGCTTCTCGCCTTCTCTCGCATCGTACCGGAAAGCAGCAAGAGCACCGCCAACAAAGACGGCCGTAGTGTGCCCGCACGAGCCGAAACTGCTCGTCGCGCAGACAGAAACGACTCGGTGGTTTCGGGTGGTTGTGGTTTTTACCCGGGTGCTCATGTTATCCCCCTCTTAAACAGCGCGTTCTCGATCACTCCGGCCGCCTCCTTCAGCGCGGCGGCGGCCCAGGCGTTCTCCGCCATCAAGGCCTCGTCGGGGGCGTGCTCGAAGGTCCGGGCGTGGACGAGGTTGGTCTGCTGGCGGGTGGCGTTCGACCGCAGGAATGAGGCCGAGGCGTCCACCAGAGCCTTCCGGTGGCGCTCCAGCTCGGTCTGCGGGTAGCTCATCTGATCCCGCAGCGCCTTCGCTTTCGACTGGTAGTGCTTGCCGGTGGCGGGGTCTCGGTACCCGCCGAGGCGCTTCTTCTTCGGGGCGACGGTGGTCATTTTGGCCTCCGGGCGGCTCGGCTGGGCTTCGGGATGCACCTCTTGTGCGCCCAGCCCATGAGGGTGGGGGTGCGCGGCCCGACCTTGCCGCAGAAGACGCAGTGTCGGGAGACGTGGCCCCAGGAAGGACGCTTCTTCGGGGCGGTCATGCCGTCCTCCCGCGCATCTCCAACAGGTCTTGTTGCACCAGGTCCGCAACCTTTCTGATGGCCGAGGCCAGATCCCGAGCGTCGCGCATTACGGCAACAGCCCCGTTTGCGCGTGCGCTGACTGTCCAGGTCTCTCGGTCGGATGGGTAAAAGCAGAGCGCCACCGCCCCTGCGGTCAGCTCGCGAAAGTACTGGAGCGCCGCCTCGAAATCGTTCACGCGGGCCTCCTTCCCGGGAGCACGATGGGCGAGGACATCCGCTCCACGGCGGTCCGGGGGATGTGGATGAGGATGTAGGCGTCCCGCTGGTCGGCCGGCAAGCGGAGGTCGCGAGCGACACCAACAGGGGCGGCGACAGCGAGAACGGCTCCAGCAACTGGCTCGGGGGCCAGCAACTCCAGAGCCTTCTTGGCCATGGCGAGGTAGTTCACATCCGTTGAGGTGCCGGTGTCCGCCATGGAAAGATCGCCCGCCAACTGCTCAGCGTCGTAGCCGTGCTCCCGAACGTCCCTGACGCTCGCCGCGAAGTCCACGATCTGGATCGGGATGCCCTCCTCCAGGCAGAACTGGATCAGCCGCAGGGGGTCGTAGGTCATGGGGGGGTCTCCAGGCGGCGGAGAAGCTCAGCGACTCCAGTGCGTTCACCTCCCGGCTCATATTCCGCTGCGAGAGCGAACGCCACCCGCTCCACCCTCTTCCGTTCGGCGACGGCTCCCCGGACCTCGGCGGCACGAAGGAGCTCCGCGATCCATTCGGCCTGTTCAACGGTGAAGAGGGGGCCGGCAACGACGGGAAGCGGAGCCCCGGACTTCAGCCGTTCAATCGCAGCGTTCAAATACTTGTCGGTCAGGGCTGGCGCTTCCTGCTCACGGAGGGGGAGGTCGGCCGTCTTCGGCTGCTCATCCAGGTCCAGGCTCTCGGTCCAGAAAGCTCTCCGGTCGCTCATGGGACCTCCACGGGTGAGATCACGACGCCCCCGAGCCGACGCGACCACTGCCAGCCCAGCGCCTCGAAGCTCATCGGGTCAGGGTCCCCCGTCTCTTCTGCCTCTTCAGCCGCCCATCGGTCTTGATGGAAGAAGGCCTGCTCCCCGGCCCAATGGCGCAGGGCTTCGGCCTCCTCTTGGGTCTCGCGAAAGCCGAAGGTGGTGTCCGGCTCTTCTACAGCATAGGCCACGGTTTTCATGTCCCGATCCTACAACTCCTTGACCCTGCTCCGCAAGCTACAGGTGGCGTGGTAGGATGGAGGGCATGACGAACGAGCATGCCGGTATCGCGACCGTACCGCTCGACGAGGCGAAGCGGAGGGCGGTGGCCTTCGGGCAGACCCTCAGCTATCCAGAGCCCGCCAGCTCCTTCGCGGAGGCCATCTGGCCGGGCCACAGGATGACGGCTCAGGGAGCCGGGGCCGCCGCAAGCCGTATTCTCAAGGCGCTGGAGAAGGAAGGGCGGGCCGGGTGGACGCCCGGGTACGATCGCGCTTCCAGTCGGACCCGGTGGGGTTGGTGGGCGCGGTGAGGAGGGGCGGCCAGATGAGGCCCCGGCGTGAGGCCCTGATCCACGAGGTCGAGCGACTGACCGGCGACAATCGCCGCCTCCGCGCCCAGCTCGCCCACGAACAGACCTCCTGGACCCGCAGCACCGACGTCCTCGGCCTCGCGAAGGACGGCTGGTCCTCTCACCGAATCGCGGAGCGGACCGGCCTCGCTGTCACAGCGGTACGGAGGATCATCAGGGACGGGAGGGCTGCCGCCTCGGATCGCGCGAGACGGTGTAGCAGGGCACTATGACGCGGACACGGACATCTCCAGCGCGGCCCGCGTCTTCCGGTCCGGAAAGTTCAGCCGACAGCACTTTTCGCACCGGCCCCACCACTCCGCCCGCTCCGAGCTCCAGGTCCATTCCTTGACCGCGCAGACGTGCGGCGTGACGACCCGCACCACCACCTCGGGCTCAGCGACGTAGTGAACTGGCCGGCCAAGCTTGCGGGCCTCCGCGATGCAACTCTCGGTACCCCGGCCTCCGGGGAAGGCAATCAAGAGGTCCGCCGCCGCCATCATCTGCCGGTTCCGGAGCGGCCCCGCCCGCCGGCCATGCAGGCTCCAGTCCGCCGGGTGGGCAACGACCGCGACCGCCGGCCGTCCTCGACGCACCACCGCAGCCACGTACCGGTCCACCCCCGGTGCATCCCCGTGGTGCAGCTCGTCAGCCCCCGCGCCGTCGAAGAGCTCCCAGAACTTCGCGAGATCCGCCCGCGTTGGCGTGTAGGACCGCCCCCCGGTGATTGCGACTCGAACGACCTCCGGGCGAGCTGGCCGCGCTTCCGCCCTCTCTCGGGCCAGGCGCTCCATCAGCTCCGTCGGTGACTCCCTCAAACTCATGCCGAAGAGTCTACCCCCTTCCCAACCGCTTGACACCGCCGTTATCATGGTGTCGCCCGCCAGGGCGATAGACGGCCCGAAGCGGCAGTCTAGGGCTCCCCGGGTGCGAGGGGGTCCAAAGGGGCATTTCAGGGGCCTCTAAAGGTGAAAATGGGGCCTTTATGGTGCAAGAGGGCCTGATCGGGGGCGCGAGCCCGGACCGGCGACCCCTCCCCCCCCCTACCTCCAGCGCCTCCGGAAGCCTCTCGCAGCCCACCACTACCGGTAGTGCTTCCGCCCCACCTACGCCTCAGCAACAGGCGACATGCGTGTCTTGTGTCATCGTAACCTTTTTGGAATCAGCGCGTTGTAGTACGGCTGCACGTTTACATAATGGGGCAGTACCGGACGTAGAGGGCAGAGCGTCACCTTAGGGGGACGGCAGGGGTCGTGCACTGGGGAGAGGTGGGTCAATTTCGGACCCACCTGCTTGTGTTGTTACCGTTCGTAACAGCTGGCCGTAGCTCAGGGCAGATCGAACCTTTCCCCGGTGAAGGTGTCGCGGACGTGCTGGACGAAGCCTTTGCCGCCTCGGGTGCTCTCGGCGGTCCACTCCCAGCGGCCGGCGGCGCGGCAAGGTGGTGGGTGTCCGGCGCGGCGGCGACAAGAGCACCCCCAGCTTCCATACCGGAAGCCGGGGCGCATGAGGTGCGCGGCGCAGAGGGCGGCCTTGAAGGGTTTGCTCACGCGGGCCTCTCTCTGCGGCCCTCAGCGTCAGGCCTACGGACCCTGTGCCCGCACCTGAAGCATGAGACCGTAGCCGGTCCCTCGGTGTGGCCGCTGGACTCCGCCGGCGAGCCCCATGCCCCGAACATCTCGACGCGCACGAAGTAGACGTACCCGCTTTCGTCACCGCATTTCGGGCAGGCGGTCATCGCGCGGGCCTCTTGAGGCGGCTGCGGATGGCGCGGAGGGTAGGGGTATCGCGGGGGTCGGAGAGGGGTAGCGGGACCGCCACCAGCCCCTTCGCCTCTCTTTCTGTCAACGCTCCGAGGCGTTCTCCGAGTCTCTCGCTGTGCAGGAGCGTAGCGCGGTCGGACAGATAGGCGTCCAGCAGCCGCAGGAGGGCTCCGTGCTCGGCGGCGGACAGGGCCAGGCCGTAGCCGGTCTCGGGCCGCGGCGCGCTGCGGACTCGCCAGCGGCACGGGAGCATCGGGGCCAGGACTCCCTCGGCTTCAAGGCTCTCCAGGGCGGCGCACGACCGCCAGAAGCCCACGCCGTGCGCTCGGCTGACGTCGGCGGTCGTGATCTCCCGCCCCTCGCGCAGGCCGGCGCGGATGGCGTCCTTCAGGGTCTCGTGCTGGTGGTCGGCTTCGGCGCTCATGGCCCGGGGGCCTCCGCCGGCTTGAGGCCGCGCAGGAGCTTCCAGCGAATCCAGGCCGACAGCTTGCGATCCGACTTCTCGGCGGCCCGGCGCATCAGTTCCTTCTCCTGGGGGGAGACGCGGGTGTCTACCTTCACGGTTTTCGTGTCCATGTCTGGCATTGTCGCACCGCTCTCTGCAGTCAGTCAAGATTCTTTCTCTTTCCCTCTTGACAGCGTGTCGGGCATTGTGAGACACTGCCTTCAGACAGAGAAAAGGAGAGCCCACATGAGCCAAGAAATTCACCTGACCGCTCCCCAGCTTCACCGCTTGAACGCTACGCCGGTTTTCTTGACCTGTCGTGCTTGCGGGTCTCAGTATGACGAGAATGCGGTCTCGGGAGCGCCCTGGCGTCCGCCTCATCCTCCTGCTACGTGCTCGGCGGCGTGCATGTCGCGCATGGTAAAGGACCCCAACATCGGCGGCTGGCGCGTCGCGGAAGGAGAGCCCATGAACACCACCACCGCCAGCACCGACCTTGACCAGCCCGCCGAGCCCCTGGGCGGCGAACCCGACGACACCGCACCCCTGCCTGAGTGCATCTGTCCAGCCAATGGCATCGGCCCGGATTGGGTCGAGGTCTCAGAATGCACCTCCGGTCTACCGCATCTCAGTTGGTGCCCTCGCGCACTGGCGGGCGTTGACTCCGTCGGCCCCTTCCCGCAGGAGCCCGCTCTGCGTCCGCCCTTTCCGGTTCCCTGCGAGAGCGGCGTGGACGGTCGGCCGCAGGACCACGACGCGGAAGGCTGGACCGTGAGCCCGGAGGGGCTGCGAATCTCGCGGCAATGCCGCCGTTGCTCAGAGGCCGCCACCACGGAGTACCGGGAGAAGCTGGGCGAGGAGTGGACGTTCCAGCCCTTCGGGTCTCCGGAGGCGATGGCGCAGGCGGCGGAGCAGGGCGAAGTCTGGTCGCTAGGAGATCTCTACCAGAAGCGGTCCAACTTCGAGACGGAGCGCCGTCGTCAAATCCGCATGGGCTTTGAGACGGTCGCCGTAGCGCACGGCCAGTCCGTAGACGAGGCCACTAGGCGGGGCAGGCTGATCGCCTCTGCTCCCGATCTTCTTCGAGAGCGAAACGAAGCCCGCCAGCAGCGGGACGTGCTGGACGATGCGCTGGAGGATGCCCGCCACGTCATCAATTGGCTGGCCGAGAGTCCCCTTGCGCAACCTGTCGGCGTAGAGCTTAGCGACGCCGCCATTGGTGCTCTTCCCGGCATTGACGCCGCTCTCCGGAAGGCGGGCCGCTCGTGAGCTGCTTCTTTTGCGACAACGACCCCGTGGACGCTCGCGGCCGGCGGGAGCCTTGCCGGAACCGCGCTGATGGGCAGATCGTCGCTCCCGGCGGCTGGGCGATGCGGGCGTGCGGGCCGTGCGGACGGCGGATCGTCAAGGTCATCCGGGAAGAGACGGGGGAGGCCTGGCGCTTCCGGCGCTTCGCTGCTTTGGTGGCGGCTTTCCTCCTGCTGTGCCTGCCGGTGGCGGCCTTGACCCTCTCCGGTCCCGCAACCGTGGTGGACGGGGACACCCTGAAGCTGGGCGAGGAGCGCATCCGCCTGCACGGGATCGACGCGCCGGAGAAGGATCAGCTCTGCAAGCGAGCGGGGCGGGCTACCACTGCGGGGCGCGCTCGCTGGTGGCCCTGGAGGACTTCATCGCGGGCCGGCCGGTGCGCTGCGAGGCCGGGGAGCGGGACCGCTACAAGCGCCTGATCGCCCGTTGTTACGTGCTCCATCCGCAACCAGGGCAAGGGCCGTGGACCGACCTCGGGGCCTGGATGGTCGCTCAGGGCCACGCCGTCGCCTTCACCCGCTACAGCACGGAATACGTCCCTCAGGAGCGGCAGGCTCGTGCTCGCCGCCTGGGGATCTGGTCTGGAACGTTCGTCAACCCCGCCGAGTGGCGGAGAGGAGAGAAGAGATGAACGGCTATGGATACAGCACGCCTCTTGCGAACGCACTTTTGCGCGCTACTGGGAAACCACTCGACGAGTGGGCAGCTCTCGGCATCGTGTACGAGATCGACGCTCAAGACCCCTGGGAGCGAGCCGCGTTCACCGGCAACCCGCCTCGCATCGACGTCAACGTGGGCACGGGTAGCGATATCGTCGGCTCTGCCGAGTCGGCCTCATTCGAGAAGATGGATCTGTTCAAAGCGGCGTGCGCCGAGATGCAGATCCCAGCGGAAAACGGCCGCTACGACATTGCTCCAGACACGAACCAGTTTGCGTTGTGGGCCGAAGTCGTAGTCGGCGAGGAGACTTCCGATGTCGCCGGATGAAGCTCGCGCTCTCGCCGCCGGCTTGGACCTCCTGGGCGAGGCCCTGGGCGACAAGCCCGAGAAGCTGGAGAGGTTCGACCTGGAGACCCTGCGACTGGCCTACTCGACCCTCGCGGGCGTCGTGGGCCAGCTCGCGGACGTCGCCATGGACGACGAGCCCGACGACGACATGGGGGCGACGATCCAGCACCTCGGCGCGGCGATGCGGCATCTGTCCGGAGTCATCAACGTGACCGCGTTCCGGCAGACGGGGCCGAGCGGATGCTCTTCCGCAGAGACTGCCGCCGCCTGGGAGGAGTTCCAGGAGCGGGCCGGGCTGAAAGGCGATCTCTCCATCGGCGCAGATCCGGGACAGGCCGAGAAGCCCTCCGGCAAAGTGGGCCTACGGAAGAAGGAGGCGGGTGATGGAGAGTAAGCTGCGCCACCTATACGTCGGCGTCGTGACTCTGCTGGTCCGGCTGCATGGCGCTCTTCCGCTCCAAGAGCGACGCTGGTTTGACGGTGACGGCGACCCAATGGAACGCGTCGCTCGTGACTTCAACGCACTGCCGTTTCACGTCGAGATGCGCCGCAATGGGTTAACCTGGATTCTCGTTGATCGTCCCGGCGAGGTGGAACATGCCGGCTGAGATCATCCCCAACCTCCCCATGCCGTCCTACCTCCGGGACGAGATCCCGGGGCACCAGGGGCCTTTTCTCTCGCGCTCCCTGGCGCACACTATCCTCACCGAGTCCCCGCTCCATGCGTGGCACCGTCACCCCCTTCTGGGGAACAACCCCGAGGAGATGGCGGAGGCGCAGCGCCGGGCGACCGAGTGGGGGACCCTGCTGCACGGGCTCGTGCTGGGGCAACCGGTGGACGTCCAGCCCATCATGGTCCACTTCGACAAAGCGAAGCTCGGCCCCGTGGCCTACGCGGTGGACTATCGAAAGACCGAAGCGCAGGAGCAGCGCGACGAGATCCGGGCGGCCGGCGGGATCCCGATCCTGGCGCACGAGCTGGAGATGGCGCACTCCCAGGCGGTAATCCAGGCCGCTCGCATCGAAGTCAACGAAGTGCCGCTCCGCGATTGCCTCAAGGAGGTGACGATCCTCTGGCACGAGGGCGAGCCGTTCACCGCGAAGGATGGCCGCGCGTATCTGAAAGGCGTGCCGTGCAAAGTGCGCCTAGACATGCTGCGCCTTGACGGCTCCGCCCGCGTCTGGGACCTCAAGTTCCCGCAAGGCGGACATCCGAAGTCCTTCCAGCGCGGCATCCCGTACGCCGGCTACGACATCCAGGCGTACGTGGCCGAGCGGGCTGTGTCTCTGGCCTACCCGGAGCTCGCCGGTCGGGTATCGTTCGACGGTTTCCTCTGGTGCGAGCCGGGAGCGCCCTGGGACGTCGCCCTGGTCCCCCTGTCCGCCTCCCAGCTCGACCTCGGCCGGATGAAGTGGGAGCGGGCCGTGCGCACGTGGCGGGAGTGCCTCATCACTGACCGCTTCCCCGGCTACGGGCGGCTAGAGACCATCGAGGCGTCGTCCTTCGCTACCGAGGCGGAGCTGGTGGCGGCGTTCCCGGATGGACGCCCTGACCCCGGCTGGATGGGAGATTCCAATGCCTGAGCGCACCTTCGAGGACTACGACCCGTCCACGCGTCCACTCAAGGAGCTGCCGTTGCTGATCGGCATCACGGGGCCTTCCTTCTCGGGGAAGAGCTACTCGGCTGGCCGGGTGGCGACCGGCATTCAGCGCGTCTATGGCGGCGAGATCTACTGGGTGGACACCGAGAACGACCGGGCCCTGGAGCTACACGCGAGCCGAGGTGGCCCGTTCAAGTTCCGTCACGTTCCATTCCCGCAGCCGAAGAGCCCCCTGGAATACGTCCAGGTGCTGGACATGCTGCTGGCGAAGCCGGACATCGGCGTTGCCATAATCGATACCCTGACCCACGAACACATCGCGCTCCTGAATATGATGGAGGAGTATATGGAACGCAAAGGGGCGGGCGACGACCGGGAAAAGCGGGACCGGCTGCTGTTCGCCTCCATGGTGGTGCCGAAGGCGCAGCGGAAGCGCCTGAACGAGCGGATCGCCTTCGGGTCCATCCGGCGCGACGGCCGGAAGGTGCCGCTGCTCCTGCTCTACCGAGCGCAGGACAAGACAAAGCCGGGCAAGTCGAAGCGCGACGGTGGGGATGGCAAGCCCATTCACAAAGGGTGGCAGGCGGAGACCAGCTCGGAGTTGCCGTACTACATGACAGCGCGGTTTCTCCTCCCCCCAGGCTCGGACGGACACCCGAACCTCAACCCGGACACGGAATGGGAGCGGCTGGCGATCAAGAACCCGCAGCAATTCCGCGACTGGTTCAAGCCTGGGTTTCAGCTCTCAGAGGAGATTGGCGAGCGCCTAGCCCGGTGGGCCAAGGGCAACCTCGCCCCGCAAGGAGATCGGCCCGCCACGGGGCAGCCAGAGGCCAAAAAGGGCATCCTGGACGAAATCGGGGGCCTGCTGACGCGCCATCTGGGCGAGGATCGAGCGGCCCGGGGCCAAGCGCTGGAGCTGGCGTTCGGGACTCCGGACCGCGTCGCCGTGTCGAAGCAGAGCGCCGAAGAACTGGCTGCCGGCCTGACGGTGCTGAGGAACAACCTGGAGGCCGGGGAGCGGATGCGGGAACCCGGCGAGGACGATTTGTGGGAGGGGGCATGAAGTTTCGAGAACCCCTTCCCCACCACACCGAGCCGGAGCGGGTGGTGGACGAGTGGGCGGCGGGCGGGCTCCGATACCGGCTGATGGAACGGGCGGACGTCTTCCGGCTGGAGGTCCTGGACGACTTCCGCTGGCGGATCTGCGAGCGAGGCCTTCAGGCGGTGGCTCGGCGCGTGGCCGAGTTGATGCGCCCGGAGGAGAAGGTGGTGCCAATTATCAGGAGGGTGCGTTGATGACGAGAGCTGAGCATATGCGCTGGACGAAGCAGCGCGCTCTGGATGAGCTGGCCGGTCGCGACGGCGTGGCCAACGCTCTGGCGTCTCTTTGTTCGGATTTGGGAAAACACGAGGACGCCAAAAACCTGGCGCTGTTCGCTTTTGCGGCCGGCATGCTTCAGGACTCCCCCGAGAAAATGCGGAAATTTATTGAGGGGTTTGCAGAGTGAACCCCATCACCCCAACCTCCCCCACCTTCAACGCGGGAGACCCCGTCGTCGTCGCCATGGAGAAGCGGGCGGCCGACTTGTCCCTTGCCCTCACCCCACGGGCCATCGGGCGGAAGCTGCGGGACGAGCTGGTCGCCACCGTCGGCCCGGACAAGGCGGTGGCCTACTACGTGGGCGTCACCTCGGACGACGGCGAGACTGTCAAGTTTGAGATCGCCCGTCTCGGTCCGAAGTTTCTCTTCAAGCTGATCGGCGGGGATCCCCGCTTCGAGAAGAACGGCGTCGTCAAACTGTCCTACGAGCACACCACGGGCAACGGCTGGCGAATCTCCATCGGAGCCGCCGCCGCAGTCCCCTACCAGAGGCCGAAGGGTGCCCGCCTCCAGGGCAGCTTCTCGGTCCTCATCGCGAGGTGATCCAATGGAAGAGTTCAACGCCAGGAGGGCGGACAAGCTCCGCGAGCTGAAGGCGGACCTGCTGCACATGAACGGCTCCGACGTGCTGGGAGGCCGCCTTGTTGAGCTTCTGGCCGACGCGTTGGTTCGCCTGGAGATCCTTGAAGAAGCACACACTCACCTCCCGGAGAACCGGTGGTGAGGGTGGTGCTGGATCCCGGCCACGGCGGGCGTGACCCCGGGGCCGGGGCGAACGGGCTGCGGGAGAAGGACATCACGCTCCAGGTGGCGAAGCTCCTCGCAGATGAATTGAGCGCTTCAGGGCACGTCGTCTACCAGACCCGGCGGTACGATGTGCACCACATGCTGGAGTATCGCGCCAAGTTCGCCAACAACTGGAAGGCCGATCTCTTCGTCTCCCTCCACTGCAACGCGGCGGCTCGCCCGGAGGTGGAGGGCATGGAGGTCTTCAGCTTCCCGGGTAGCGTAGCCGGCGGTGACTTGGCCGACGCGCTCGCCCGGCAGCTCGGTGTCCACTTCGACCTCCGCGACGAATCCCTCCCGGAGCAGGGGGAATGGATGCGGCCCGTTCATCACTGGCGCGGACTGAAGGAGGCCAACTTCGCCGTGCTCCGCCTGACCAACATGCCGGCGGTCCTGGTGGAGATGGAGTTCATCACCAACCCGAAGCAGGCTGCCAACCTCGCGGATCCGGCCTGGCAGCTCCGGATGGCGAAGGCCCTGGCGGCCGGGATAGGAGGGGCGTGATGTTCGGCTTCCACGTCTGGCGCTGGGGGTTCTGGTTCCGCCTCTTTGGCTGGGGGCTCCACGTGCGCGACACCACCACGCGCCGCCTCCTTTTCAGTGAACGCAACGGCTTGACGAAGGGGCTCCGCCTGGGCCGGTGGTACGCCAAGCTCCTTCGACCGGAAGGGGTCTGACATGGCCAGCAAGAAGCGTGACCACCGCGTCCTCCTGGAGCTGCTCAACCGGGCGTCCCGGGGCGAGAAGGTTCAGCCGGTCTCCCCGGAAGACGGCCCCGTGAACAAGAAACTCATGCGGGCCGCGATCAACCTGCTGGTGGACTGGTCGCCGGCGAACCGGAAGCGGTTCCTGGATCTCGTTGAGCCGATGGCGGAGATCGGCCACATGACGGTCGGCAAGGCGTGTGAGCAGGGAGCCCCGGGAATGCACGGGAGCTACAGCATGGGGGCGATCCTGGCGGTCAGGAGGGGGTGTGAGGGCCGCGACGACCCGGAGATGGAGCTGGCCTGCGAAGATGTCCTCCTGGCCGAGGCGGGGCTGAACCGGCACTTCCGGTTCAAGGTTCCGGACTCGACTCGTTGGGCCGCTGAACGACCCTCCTGGTCGGTTGCTGATCCGGTCGTCCTCCCCTGCCCCCGGGCCAAGGACGAAGACAAGCGCGGCGAGCCGATGCCGCCCTACGACGGGTATCGCGACGTCGTGACCGCCCTGATGCTCGGCGAAAAGGTCAAGAGACCCGCGAAGTACTACCGGGACGACATGGCGATTGCCGTCCGCATCATGAAGGATCTCGTGGACCGGGGCATCTGGGACTCCCGCCTCCAAGCCGAGGCCCGCGACGCTCCCCTGCCGATGCTCCGGGTGACCATCTTTCGCCGAGAGATCCCGGACGGCTGGATCGCCTGGATCGAGGACACGTCGTTCAACCGCCAGGCCCTGATCGACCCGCTCACCTGGGTCCGTTGCTCGCGGGCCGACGGGATCTCCTGGGGTTATGACTTCGCGGAGGTGCCGAGCGCCTGACCCGTGCCGACCATGTGCCATTTTGGCGCGGTGGTGTGCCAAATTGACGCGTTGACGGCTGGCGGGCCGAGGAGTACGCTGGCGGTCGTAGTTCAACGCAGCACCCCCTTTTCCCGCCCCCGTGCTAAGAGGGCCAGAAAAGGGAAAGCCCCCGGGAGCCAGTTTCGCCGCCGACTCCCAGAGGCTTCAGATTCACGCGATGGCCCCAGTGTAGCACTTCTTCCCGCTGGCTCCATCGCAACAGTCACTCTTAAGGTGCGGCGTCCATCGCTCCAGGTGCGTTCGCTGGGCATCCCGAACCCCTGGAGAGCCGACATCCGATCCAGTGAACGGGTCGCACAGCGGCAACCGACCGGGACGCTCAAGCCCCCCGCAGACCATGCAGCCGGCGGCGGGGGCAGGGCCTGGAGTGAGCCGAAAGGCAAGGGGATGGGCCTAGCCGGTGAGGGGGTGGACCCCCGATAGCAGCATCCTCTGGTCTCCGTTCACGGGAGACCCGACCGAGGCGGCCGACACGGCGCGCTTCGGGCCGCAGATCTTCTCTCTACCCGAGGGGGTAGGGGGAGGTCTGCCTGGGACGTTCTGGAGCCCCAAGGGGCTCAGAACCGGAAGACAGGACACGAAGGGCAGGGCCTGGACGGGAGGGGGAAAGGAGGCCCGGAACCATGGGTTTCGGAAAACCAGAGAACAGAAGGAGGCGAGATGGGATACCTGATGAAAGATCTCACCCCGAAGGGAGCGCGGCGTAGGGCGGTGCGGGGCGAGCCGCAGCCACCTGCACACCTCTGGGACGGAGAGGACACCGCCTGCCGGATGTGGTCTACGGGAGGGATCAGTCGCCACACCAGCTACCGGGTCTCGGACACGCCTGAAGGGCGGCCGATCTGCGGGGTGTGCGAGGAGAAAACGCGGGCCGGCAGCGCGCCGGCAGAGCCCTTCGATGTCCTCGGCTGGTGCCGGGACCTCGTCCACGGGGTCGGCGGCTTCCGCGACTACGAGGAGTACGAGAAGGCGGTCTTCGAAGATAGGGACGTGTCGCTCGTCTCCTTCGTTGTCCACGCCCTCGCCAACCCGCGCTGTGCGGGCTCGGAGACGATGTTGCGAGCGATCCGGGAGCGACGAGAAAGGAACACCCTCCTGGAGCTGCTACAAGAGCAGGCGTCGGAAGTGCGCGAGGACGATGGCGGGGAGGAGTGGTGACGGATCCCATCGACCTCCTTCTGCCCCGCCTGTCCCGGTACCGCAAGGTCGGGCCGAACCGCTGGATGGCCTGTTGCCCGCTCCACGAGGACAGAACACCGAGCCTGTCGATCCGGGAGGAGCCGGACGGGGCGATCCTGCTCTGGTGCTTCTCCTGCAACGGCAACGGCGCGGCGATCATCCCGGCTCTCGGACTCGACCTCGCGGACCTCTTCCCACCGCGCCGGCCGCTGCCCTATAGCGAGACCCGCACCCGCCAGCGGGTTGGCCGCATCCCCGCTCAGGACGCCCTCCAGGTGCTTGAGCGGGACGCCTTTTTCGTTTACCTTGTCGCCAACGCCCTAACCCAGGGGGAGGACGTCCGCCCCCATCTTCCCGAGGTGGAAGCCGCCATGTGGCGCATCTCCGCAATTCGCGAGTCCTGGATGGCCGTTCCATGACCGAGATCCAGTCGCCGGCCTCCCGACTGGATGCGTACGTAGAAACCCTCAAATCCGATCTCCCCGCCTTCAAAGCTCTTGGGCAGGGCTCCTACCGCCTGCACCTGCCGAAGCTCCAGGCCACCCTGGAGGTGGACTACCTCCGGCGCGATGCCGGACAGCTAAAAGGCGAAATCCTTGTCCGGTGTGAGCTGCCGGGGGCGCGCACGATGGATGGCGTGCTGACGGTGGCGGACGTCAATCTGTCGAGCACCCGGACCCGCGCCGCCTTCGCCAAGGATCTCGACGTCATGGCCCGCACGAAGAACAGCGAGGGGGACTGGCGCGAGGCGATCGAGAGCTTCGCGATGCGCATACTGGCGACCGAACGGCAAGGGGAGCCGGCGGTCTGGCTCTCCGAGGTGGCCCTCCCCGAGCGCGAGAGCCTGCTCTACATCGACGGCTTCCCGCTTCTGCGGTGTCACCCTTTGATCCTGTTCGGGGAAGGCGGCACGGCCAAGTCCATGCTCGCCCTCTACTTCGCCGGCCGCCTGGCGGAGAAAGGCCACCGGGTTGGGCTCTTCGACTGGGAGCTCGACGCCTCGGAGCACCGATTGCGGCTGGGCCGGCTGTTCCCCGTCGGGTCCCTCCCGAAGATCCGCTACGTCCGGTGCTCTCAGCCCTTCTGCCGGGAGGCCGAGCGGCTGCGCAAGATGGTGAAGGCGGACGCGCTCGACTTCGTCGTTTTTGACAGCGTGGGCTACGCCTGCGACGGACCGCCCGAAGAAGCGGAACAGGCGATGCGGTACTTCCAGGCCCTGCGGACCCTTGGGCCGGTGGGCAGCCTCCACATCGCGCACGTGCGGGGCGGAGAAGGGGGCGACCAGCGGCCTTTCGGTTCGATGTTCTGGGCCAATTCAGCCCGCTCCACGTGGAACATCAAGCCCGCCTCCCGTGAGGCCGACGACAACCGCGTCCAGGTGGCGCTCCACCACCGGAAGTTCAACACGACGGGCAGGATGCGCAGCATCGGCTTCGAGGTTACTTTCGGGGAGGACGAGACAGCGGTCCGGTCCATCGAGCTGGGACGGGTTCCGGATCTTGCCGCCCAGCTCGCCCTCGGGGAACGCGTTCGCCTGGTGCTGGGGAGAGGCCCCCTCACCCGTGAGGAGCTGCGCGCCGAGCTGGAGGACGTCAAGGACGACACCTTACGCAAGGTGCTCAACCGCGAAAAGAAGGCGGGAAAAGTGTTGGAGTTTCCGGAGGGAAGGTTCGCGCTCAAGGAGAATCTCTTCGGAGGAGCTTGACTTCGGCAGGATTTCGAAGGAAGATCCAGGTTATGGCAGACCCACGAAGCGAGAAGGGACTGAGGAAGCTTCAGCTCTGGATCTCTCCGGAGTTGAGCCAGAGGATGGACGTGGCGAGAGACGGCCGACCGATCCAGACCTACGTCGCGCGACTGATCGAGAAGGCTGTGGCGCTCGACGAGGCCGAGCGACGGTCAACCGCTGGAGAGCTTCGCAAGAGGCATCGAACCCTGGAAGCGGACTCGCCCGTGGCGGTCGGTCTTCGGGGGGCCGCAAAACTTCGAGAGGAGGAATGAATGAGCGAACGGAGACTACTGCGGAAGCTGAGAGCATTGCAGGGCGGCTACCCTATGAGCGCCGCGGCCGGTTACGTGGGCGCGCCCGTGGACCCCCGCGAGGCCCTGTCCGAGGAGTTGGAGCGCCGGCGGACCTATCTCGCCGAGGAGCTGCTGAAGATCCTGGCGGAGGACGTGGAATGGAGCAGCACGGAGGCCATCGCGTCGGAGGCCGCAGGCGATCTGGCGGCGCTCGCGAAGGCCGCCAAGGCGGCGGCGGCAGAAATCTACCCGGAGCTTGATGAGGAGCCCCAGACCGGCGAAGGTGGTGGCGGCGAGACCCGGGAGATTCCCATGCCGACCCGCGAGGGGATGCTGTCGGTGGCCCAGGGACTTGGCGATGACGAAGGGAAGCAGTGGAAGGAAGAGAGGGGCTGATGGCCGCGCAGAGCGAGATTCCCGGAACTGAGTCCCCGGACCGCGACCCCGAGCTGCACGCCCTCGGCCTGGAGTTGTACGACCTCCAGCGGGAGCGGATGCACCTCACCAAGGACGAGAAGGAGAAGCGCCTGGAGATCGCCGCCCTCATGCACAAGAAGCAGATAACGGAGTACAGCGTGGACGGCGTCGAGCTGTGGATTGAGCCCGGCGCAGAGAAGGTCATGGTGAAGTACGCGAGCGGCGGAGGCGACGAGGAATGAGGATGGACGCGGAGCCGCTGCTAGAGCCCTCGCACGGCGATATCTGCGGCGAGACTATCGAACATAATCTTCGGAGCGTGGGCGACGGTGTGTGGGAGTGTCGCCGGTGCGGCGCTGAGATCATTGAGGAATTGACTGGCGAGGAGCAGACGCGGGCGTACGAGGCCGAGATGTGGGAGGCGGACTGAAATGTCCTCCGCCGATCTCGACTTCCTCTCCGACCGCGACCTCGGGGACGAGAACGACTCCTGGCCGCCGCACGAGAGGGTGCTCAGCGGCCCAGGGGTCCGGCCGTCGATCTACTTCTGCTCCGCATCCGCCTTCCGGGAGGCCCTGGGGGCGTACGAGGAGCCAGACCGTGTCCGGTGAGATCCCGATGGAGATGGGGGTGCCGCGCCCGCCGACGGAGAAGGAGATCGCCCATGGACGGTCGCTGGCGGCTCCCGAGCTGGTCATCCGAGTGCCGGGCGACCCCGTACCCCAGAATCAGGGCAAGGCAGGCCGCTGGCGAGCCAAGGATGGCCGCGAGGGGCTGACTATCCGCCAGCCCTCCAAGGTCCGCAACTTCAAGGTGGAGCTGCAAGAGCGGATGTACCGCGCCGCCGTCGAAGCGGGCATGTCCCCGAGCTACCAGGGTACGTTCTACGGCGCGCAGCCGCTGGCCCTCTCGCTGGTGGCCGTGTTCACCTGCCCGGTAACGCAGCACCGGAAGACGATGCCGGTCCCGCGCCGGCCGCACACCGGCCGCTACGGCAACCTGGACAACCTCATCAAGCCGGTGGGGGACGCTGGCGAGGGCGTGCTCTGGGATGACGACGGGCAGATCTGTAAGTATTACGAGCCGTTCGAGAAGTGGGTGGCAGCCCAGGGAGAAGCGCCGTATCTGGAAATCCGGGTGCGCCCGGCGGCCTACACGGAAGGAGCGAGGTAAATGGACAGACGCGGGTGGGAGCAGAGCGAGGCGGCCATCGAAGGCGAGCGGGACCGGGCGGTCGAAGCCGAGCGAGCCGCCTGCGCCGAGCTGGTGCGGGAGGCGGGGTGTTCTTGCTTATCCTTGAACTGCGGAGACGCCGAATTTGGCGGCGGCTTCGACGACAACGGCCGACTCACGGAGCACGACCCCCGCTGCCCTATCGCCCTCGCCGCCGCCATCGAAGCCCGGGGCGCGGCGTGAGCGGGCTGCGCATCCACTCACTCGAACGGTTAAGGCGGGCCAAGCGGCAAGGACACCTACCCCCGTATCTTGTTCCCCTGGTCGAATCGCTCGACAGGATGGAACAGGACAACTTTGAAGGCGACCCGAGCGAGGTGATCGCGCACCTTGACGCCCTCCTGGAGGAGGAGGAGGCGTGACCTGCGCCCACGCCTTCATCACCGGCATCGTTGCGCTTGTGATCCTCGGCGTCATCCGCGACGCCATCTCTACCTTCCGACACAATAGGAGAGCCAAATGAACCTCGGAGAGCACCTATTCCCCGCAGGCTACCAGTTCGCCTTCGCCCGCTTCATGGAGTCGAAGTCCCCGACGCACTTCGAGGCCCGGAACCTCAACCCCGCCGCAGAGCTGCCGGCGGACGGCCCCTTCCACAACCGGGAGGCCTGGGCGGCGGCGTTCAAAAAGCGGTACGACTTCACCGAGCAAGAGATCAACGGCGACAAGGTGCTGGAGAAGATGGGGCCGCCCGACCCCAAGAACCCCAACCCCCTGCTGGAAGAGTACTGTCGCCAGCACGGAATCGAGCTTAGCTGGACCACCTTCACCGACGCCCGCTATCTCGCGAAGCGGGAGAGGACGAGGGACGGCGAGGCGTACCTGACCGCCTGGGATGGGGAGATCTCGAAGGTGACGATGCCGGGGGATGGGCCGGGGGGCGAGGAGCTGGAGAGGCTCCGACGGGAGAACGAGGAGTTGCGGGCCAAGCTGCTGGAGGAGGAGGACGCCGTCGAGATGGCCGGGGAAGAGGAGCGAGCGGTGAGGAAGGAGCTGGCCGAGCTGAAGGCGGCGATCTGCGCCCAGTTGGACAAGGTCATCATCCCCCGGGCTGGAGGCGGCCGGCCGATGGGCGCTCTCCGGGAGATCGCGAAGATGGTGGTCGGCTCACCACCGTTCTGATCTACTTCTCGTCCAGCTTGCCCTCGATGCGCTCCAACCGGTTGATGATCTCCGCCCGGTTGGCGCGCTGCTCCGTCTCCACAGCCTTCAGTCGCTCCGTGATCCCCGACAGCATCGGCGGAGGGAGAAAGGACTTAATTATTACCCATCGCCTTAAACAGGAAAGCCACGATTCCCGCCAGCACCGCCCCGATCAGCGAACGCGACAACCACAATTGACCCGACGCCAACCTTTCCAGGGCCTTGTCCGTCGAGGCAAGGCCTGCCTTCAGCTCCGAGCACTGCATGGCGAGCGCGTGGATCTTCTCGATCTGGATGGCCTGGAGCATTTGCTGGACAGCCTCAACCCGGGCTCCGAGCTTTTCGATGTCGGTGTGGACGCGGCGGAGATCCTCCGCGACCATCTGCACGTAGCCAACCGCCTCCTCGGGCATCGCAAACCCCTATCCCCGAATCTCTTCCCGAAGCCGGATCACGACGGCGATATAGCGCCCAGAGGAGACGGTGAACGGCTTGAGTGAGATGGCCACAGGGATCTCGCGTCCGGTCTTTGTGCGGACCGCCAGCGCTCCCTGACGGGACGCCATCTGGCGGGGTTGGGGGTAGGTCATGTACCGATCGCGGTGGGCGGTGTGAAGGTCGCGGAAGCCGTCCGGCACCAGCATCTCGACCCGTTGGCCGAGCAACTCCAGGCGCGGATACCCCAGGAACAGGACGGCCTCCTCGTTGGCGCGAGCGATCCGGCCCTCTTCGTCCACCACCAGGGTAGGCTCCCCAAGATGGTGCGCCCAGGCGCGATCCAGCTCCGAGTCGGACGACAGATCCGCCACGTGCTGGATAGCTTGGAGAGGGCTGTCGTCGTCCATTTTTACGGGTCCCGGGGTTTGGGGCTGAGGCGGTCCACGCCCTGGTTTGCGATCAGAGCGAAAACGAAGTTGGTGGCCACGGCCCGCCAGTTGGTGTCTCCGACGCAGAGGCCGAACGCTTCCGAAGTCTCGGGGCTGGTGCACGTCCAGAGCGCCATACCGACAGCGGTGACCGCCAGAAGGAGGGCCATGAGCGCCCGCTGGCCATCCGCCGTGAGGCGGTCGAACCGGGCGTTCAGGCCCGGCACGTAGTTGAACAGCAGCGACAGGAACCCGCCCGCGCAGGCGGCGAGGGCTTCAGGGCTCACGACCCGTCACCCAAGGCCTTCTTCACCTCCTCGTCGTTGTAGAGCTCGTCGAGGGCGGCTTCAAGCCGTTCCTCCGTTTCCTCACGCAACTCGTCGGCGGAATCGTGCAGGAGCAACCCGAGAGCCCATTGCTTTAGGTCGGCGCGCTGTTCGGCGCTCCCCGGGGGGCAACAAATTCCGAGGATGCAGCACTTGCGAGGGTCGGACATTTCCCTTCCTCCTTAACGATTCGCTCCGCCGGACCTGGCGATAGCGAGCTTCAACTCCGTGACGTCAATTTGCAACATTTCGGTCTTGGCGGATTGAGTCTTGAGCTGCTGTGACAAGGTCTCCCAATTCTGGCGGTTCAGGTCGTCCCGCATCTCTTGGCGGGTGGCCATGTCCCGCATGTCGCTCCTCATCGTGGAGAACGAGGCCAGGATCGGCAAGACGATGGTGGCCAAGCCAGCGATGATCGAGATCACCAGCTTAGCCGGAAACGACAGCCGGCCGACGTCCAAGGATTGCTCGGACATTCCCGAGCGGGTGTCGTCCAGGGATGGGGGGGGCGAAGAGCGAGGAGGCGACATAAAGTGGAACCCCTATTTAGTCCTCTTGAGGGCGGCCTGGAGAATCGCGGCCATCTGTTGCTGGAGGCGAAGCTCCTGGCTACGTTTCTGGTCGGCGGTGAGCTTGTCGTTGGCCCGCACGAGCCGCAGGCGGCCCTCCAGGGCACGAACGCGGTCCAGGGCGACCTGAGGGGCCTTCAGGACGGTTGCGGCCGGCAGCGAGGCGCGGAGGGCCTTCACGCGGGCGACGTCCTTGCCCTTCTGCGCGTCCTTGATCTGGGCGACGGTTCGGTTGATCTCGGTCCGCCGCCGCTCCACCGTGTATCGCAGGCGGCCGACGTCTTCGGCGAGGTCAGGGTCGGCGAGCTGGCTCTCGGTGGGGACGATGGGCGAGAAGCCCCCCGCCGGCCCCGTCGCCATCTCCAGGGGCTGACCGAGAGCGTCGTAGCGGCTCGGCAAGTCCTCCCGCAAGCCGGGCAGGCCGGCGCTGATCTCGTCAGAGAAGTCCTCCTTCTCTACGACACGGGGATCGAGCGCCGTCGCGACGTTCCGCAGGAGACCGGAGTACGGCACGTAGCCGCCGGCGACGCGGGCCGCAGCCGACTGGAGCTTCGCGCCGGCCCCGCCACGCTCTTCGTTCACGGCCTGGAGGACGTCCTGAAGGGTGGACATGTAGGACGCGTCGAGCATGTAACTCGCCGTGGACAAGGTCATGCCGGAGACCGCCTGCGAGGGATCCTCTCCAACTTGGAGGTGGTCGTGGTAGACCGCCGCCGCGACGAAGGGACCGGCCAACGGCCCGAGAGCGTCGCGCATCGGCACCCAGCGCCCGCCCATGAGAAGGGAGTAGGGCTGCTTTCCATCGGCGTAGAAGTCATTGCGGAGCTTCTCGTCCCGTGGCGCGGCTCCGACCAGGAGGCCCTGGTTCGCGAGGGCGACCCCCGCCATCCCGAGCGCGCCTCCCACCACCTGCCGAGCGATCAGGTCCGCCGCCTCCGGGGACTGCTCGGCCACCAGCTCCGCCAGCCTCCGGGGCTTCGAGAGCGGGATGTAATCCGTGATCGAGGCCGCCACCCGGTCGGAGATGTGAATGAAGGGCAGGAGGTGCTGGCTGACGGTCTGCCAGCTCTCAATCCCCGTGGCCAGGGCGCGATTGCTCAGCCCGCCCGCCGCCCGCAGCTCCCGGGCCTTCGCATCGACGTTTGGCCCCCGGCGGATGGCGCTCGCGAGGTTGCCCACCCAGGACATCGGGTCTTGATAGGTGGCCTTCTTCGCGAAAGCCCTGGCCTCCGCGAGCATCTCGGGCGTCGGATCGGCGATCAGGTCCGCCGCGCGGTGCGCCAACGCGTCGCCCGAGAGCCCCTCCTGGGCCGCCCGCCGCACCGCCGCCGCGTTCAGCTCCGAGGTTTGGGCAATGGTTTTCACCATCGCGTCGGTGGCCTCCAGGATGCGGGAGGGCATGGTCACGACGGTTCCGACGCCGCGCACGGCCGGGGAGTCCGACAGCAGGAACGGCGAGAGCGGCAACCGTGAGGACTCGGCATCGAACTTCGCGACGGCTTCACCGGTCAGCTCGGCGACAAGCCGCTGCGGGTCGTAGCCGTTTTTCATCACAAAGGCAAACTTTTTGACGCCATCAGGGATGCCCTTGAACACGCCGACCGTGGCGGGAATCATCTCCCTCAACAATCGCTCCGGTGCGCGCCCCTGGAGGCGGGCCAGGCCCTGCTCTACTACGGCCCCGGCCGGCCGCATGGCGGTCAGCTCCGCCAGGCGCACGGCGTTGCCGACGCCGTTGCGGATCATCGTCTTCGTTCCCGACAGCACGCTGTTGATCCAGTAGCTGGTCCGGTAGTCCCGGAAGGTCGGCTTCTCCATCTGGCGAAGGAAGGCCAAGAGGTCGGGCGAGGCGGGATCCGCCGGGAGCATCGCGATCTTTTCAACCGTCGCGTCATCCAGCAGCTCCCGATAGCGGGCCACCAAGCCCTCGCGGGGGTCGGAGAGAATCTGCTTCCGGAGAGCGTCAGCGCGCCCGCGCAGCTCTTGGAGGCGTGGCGAATCGGCCGGGCTGCGCGACGCCGGTAGCGAGGGACCGGCCTGAACGCGCTGCTCCAGCTTCGCCACCCGCCCGCCCGCGCGGGCTTCCGCCACCGCCAGCCGCCGAGCCTCCGGATCGAGAAGCGGCGTCGTCCGGGGCTTTCTGGACATGGCGCTGTCCACGACGGCCGCCCGGACATCTTCGACGGTCAACCCTTCGATGTGGGCGCGGGCCACCTGGAAGATCTCGTCCGCGATCTGCTCGACGGCGTTGACGCCCGCCTTCACCCGGTTCTGTGCCATGCGCCCCATCAAGCCGACCATCTCGGGGTCAAGGACGGCACGGGGGCGAGCCGCGCGAGAGATCTTCCCGAAGGACTCGGCCAGGGAGGAGAACTCGGCGGCGAGCTCCTCGGCAGTCGCCGCGCGCTGGGCCTTGCGGGTCTCGGCGGCGGCGCGGCGCTGGAGGCGGGCCACAGCCTTGGCCTCGATGGCGGCGGCGGCCTCGGCGTTCTGCGCGCCGTAGCGCTTAAGCAGGGCGGCCTGGAGCTCGCGCCGAGGATCCCCTTTCCAGGGTGCCAGGGCCTCCTGCCCCTCGCGCAGCACCCGCCCGCCCTCCGCGAGCCGCGCCTGGATGTTGGACATCATGCGGACGGTGTCCACCTCCAGGTCGGCCAGCCGAGCCTTCGCGGCGTTCAGATCCGACACCTCGCCTCGGGAAATAGCGCCCGCCAGCTCGTTCATCTCCTGCTTCATCCCGCCCATATAGGCGCGTCCCAGGGCCACCTCGCGGTCTCCCCGGAAGGCGGGGTTCTGGAGGAAGTCCTCGCGGCTCATGCCGAGATCGTCGGCAAGCTGTTGCGCGTTGTGCCAGGTCGAGGCCGGCACGACATCGCCGCGCCCCCTGTAAATCGCGCTGCGGTTCTTGGCGACCAACTCCCGGAACTCGTCCTCCATGCCGGCGACGCTTTCCAGCGCCTTCGTGGACATGCGGGGAGCCCAGGGAACGCTTGCAGGAGCGCCGAGCTCCCCCTGGGCCGTGATGAGCATCGGCTCAACCGGAGATCGTCGATTCTCGGGCCTTTCCAGCCCCGCCATGGCCTCATCCGCGAGCTCGTCGAAGGGGCGGGGCGGCAGAGGTGGCCCCGGCAACTCCGACCGGTCCGCGATCTCCAGGCTGGCACGGGCCAGGTCGGCCGCGTCGTCAGGGGCTCGTAGGCCGAGGGCTGTCTCCTGGGCCTCTCGCGAGCGGCGCGCGCCCACCTCCAGGATCTCGGCCTCGGGCTTGAGGGCCTCGCGCACGCTGCCCGGCTGGACGAACCGCTCGTCGCCGGGGAGAACGCCTGGGTTGCGCTCACGGGCGGCCAGGTAGGCGGCCTCGGCAGCGTCTTCCGGGCTGACGATGGAGGCCGGCGGGATGTCGTCCAGCACCCCCGCGAAGCGCCCCACGCGCCGGCCGGTCCGCGCGGCGTCAACGGCCGCTCCGCCTGGCAAGGCGTTGGTCGGGTCGAGCACGGCCGCGACCCCCTCCAGGGCGGTGTCGGACGAAGCGGCAGCCAAGGGCGACGCACCGCGCGAGATCAGCGACTGCGAGAGGTCATCCTTCCGCCGGACGTATTCATCGCCCACTGATTCCCGCAGGGCCGACGGAAGGCCCCCGAGCGCTGTGTCGGCCCCGCGCTTCAGCTCGCGTTGCAGGCGAAGGGCCTGAACGGGCGGCAGCAGGCGAGCCCAGGGCGGCAACTTGTCGGCGATGGCCCCAGACATCTCCGGGAGGTCGAGCGCGCCCGCAACGCCTTCCTTGACTCTGGAGAGCACCTGCTCGCCCACCACGGCATGCGGGTGCCGCCCAGCGTACGGATCGGGTTCCTGGCCCACGCCCGGCGCACCACCCGGGATCGCTCCCGGCTTCGGGCGGGTCTCGTAGGTCCCGTCTGGTTTCCGGCGACGCTGGACGAGGGGGGAGGCGGTGTCCTCCCAGGGGCCGTAGGCTCGGCTCTGACTCGGAGCTTGAGGCTGGCCCGCCCCCTGTCGGTAGAGCGCGGCGTAGGGGTTCGCTGGCGGCTCCGGCTTCCGGTCCGGATCGTAGAAGCGGGAGTAGGGGTTCGGCACCTACTGACCTCCCCTGGCGGCACGGATTTCCGCAACAATCTGGCGCGGTGGCTTGCCGGCGGCGAGATCCGCAGCCACCTGCTCCCGAATACGGGGCGGCAGCACCCCCACGACGCTCTGAATGTCGGCGACGCGTAGTTCAATCGAGCGCGGCGGCTCCACCGGGTAGGCGACGCCGGTGTCCGGGTTCACCCGCACGAGAGGACCGGGGGCACCGGTTAGAGGGTCGGCCGGCCCGCTGCGGACTTCCCAGCGCGGCTTCGCCGGCGCGTCGGGCTCCCGGTACTTGGCCGACGTCTGCGCCTGGATCTCGGCCTTCTGACGGATCCGGTCCAGAGGCTCGTACTGCGGCGGCTCGTAGCCCTTGAGCTGCTTCGCCCGCAGGGCCTCCTCTTGAGCGATCTCCAGATCATTCTTGACTTGGCCCAGCCGTCGGGCCTCCTCCTCCTTCAGGCGCGCCTGCTCGGCCATCTTCCGGGCCTCCAGGGCCTCCGAGAGCCGCTGCTGAAGCTCTTCGATGGTGAAGTCGTCCGGGTTGAAACCCACCTCGCGGGAGCGTGCCCGCATGCCCCTTTCCTGGTCCATCTTCGTCAACTCAGCCATGGACCCGGCGCGCGCAGCTTGCTCGGCACGCTGCGCGAAGGCTGGTGTCTCACCCTCGCTGACCCGTTCGTACATGCCGAGGAGGGCCTTGGCCCCCTGCTCCCGCTTGCCGCGCTCGGCCTCGGCGGCCCGCTGCTGGTTCTCCTGCTGCCAGGTCTGCTCCTGGCGGGCGTTGCCCCCGGCGATCGCGCGGTCCCGAATCTCGGCCAGTTCCCCGACCCCGGCCTGAGCGCGGCGCTGATCGCCCTGGAGGAGCGCCCCGATGGACGCAAGGCCGGAGAAGACGCTGTCCTGGCGGGCGCGACGGCGTTCTTCCGGGCTGAGCCCCGAGAGGTCCGCGATCGGCTCCGGGCGGGCGCTGGGCGTGAACTCCTCGGCGAGCAGCTCTTCCCAGGTCAGGCGGCGCGGGGCCGGCTCCCGGTAGGTGCCGAGGGACATCCACTCGCGGGGGGCCTGGAAGTAACCGGACATTTACGCGGCCCTCCGGAGGTGATACGCTACAGGACGTCGGAGCGCTGGGAAGCCCACCGATTCAGAGCCACCCTCCGGTCGTCTCGCGAAACGCTTCATCCCCTTCCCAGCGCTGAAGCGGCGAGGCGGCCGGGGGTGTTTGGAGGAGCGATGATGGAGAACCCCGAAGACAGATTCACGGTGGCCGAGGAGGCGTGGCTTAGCTTCGAAGCACAGCGCGGAGCCTCCGGAATAGACGTCAGCAACGAAGACGATTACCGCACCTTCCGCGCCGGCTTCGACATGGGTGCGAAGGTCGAACGCGCCAGCATTCGGCGCGAACTGCTTCAGGAGATCGGACCCGTCTACGTGCTGCGACTTCCGGGCACCCTCTTGGACGTCTACGCTTTCAAGGTAACCGACACGCACGCAGCCATCAACCGCATCCTGCCGGAGGAGGGCTGAGCCATGAAGCACGAGTGGAAGACGCCGGATAATCGAAAGGTAGGCGTCTGGAGCCATGACCTTGGAGCGATCAACGCGAACGCAACACACCACGACGCGCTGACCGAGATCCTCCGCCTCGCCGAGCGGGTCCGGGAGCTGGAGGAACAGGCTCGACTGGACAATCTCTGCGACGTCTGCGCCGGGACCGGCAAGCCCACGAGCGGGTGGCCGTGCGCCTGCGGCGGTACCGGGAGCATGCGCGAAACGGTCGCGCACCTTCGCGTGGTTGCCCTCGTTGATCAGCCCGCCCGCATCGCCGCCCTGGAAGAGGATAACGCCAAGCTGCGCGCCCTCTGGGAGACCGTCGAGGCCGAACCCCTGCTCAGGCGGGTGCGCGCCCTGAAAGAGGAATTGAGCGTCGCCCGCAAGGGTTGGGGCGAGGAAGTCGTGCAGCACATGAACGAAGCCCGGGAGAAGGCGAAGGTTGAGGAGCGCCTCGCCCGCCTGGACGCCCTGCTGGAGAGCGAGGAGCCGCCGAAGGAGTTCACGGATGCCCTGCTGAAGGGGACGCTCCACTGGACCCCGGCCGGAGCCCGGACAGCCTGGCGCTGGTTCCGCGAGCAGCTCAAGGCGTAGCTCACCACCCACTTTCAATCGCCTCCGACGTTCCCGGCCGGCGGTTGGTATCCAGCCCGCCGCCGGTCGTTGTACATGGCCCCGATCTGGCCGCCGATAGCCGCTCCGGTGAGGCCCGCCCCGTACGGCGAGGCGAAGGCCGGCGGAGAGCTAGACCGGGTGTCCCGCCCCGAGGTCGTCTCCGAGCCGAGCCCCCCGTAGATCGAATTGATGATGTCGGTGTACGTGGCAGTTCGGTTCAGCGGGTCGTAGAACCGCTCCCGGTCGAAGCCGAGCTGAGCCCGCCCGAGGCTGACGTTGGCCCGGCCCACGGACTCGCTGCCGCGCGCCGCCAGGAAGGAATTCCGCGCCTCGTCGCTCCCGAGGGAGAGTGAGCCCGCCGCGCCGAGGTCCCCGCGCCGGGCTCCGCCGATATCCGAGACCCCGGCCAGGGAGGACCGCTGATCCCCGGAGACGATGCCAGCCAGGTCCCCGAGCGCTCCGGCCCTCCCGAAGCGCCCCTGCTCCCCGAGCTGGAGAGCGTCCTGCAGGAAGCCCATCTGCGCCAGCTTCTCCCGCGAGGCGATGTCGGCCCCGGCAGCCCCGGCACTCGCGTTGGTAGCCCGGTCCCTGGCGGCGATGTCCGCCATGCCGAGGTCGTACTGCGTCCCGAGTCCCAGGGCCTCGCGCATCGCCCCGTAGCGCTCGCTAGCCAGGGCGTCGGCGAGCTCACGGTCCCCCTGGGCGATGGCTCCTTCTTCCATCTCCTGGTAGAGATCACCGCCGTAGAAGCCGGACCCGGAGGCGCGCGCCCGCAGGTCCCGGATCGCCGCCGCCCGGTTCTCCGCCACGCTCCGGCTGATCCCAGCCTCGGCATCCGCCCAGCCCGGCGGCAGCTCCCCGGCCAGCAGCTTCTTGATCGCGGCGTCCGCCCCGGTGGCACTGGCGTAGGAGCCGCCCCCGCCGGTCGGGACGGCGTTCAGCGCGCCGCCGGCCCCGGTGGTGTAGCGGATCGAGCCGTCCGTGTAGGGAGCCGCTGCTCCGCCCCTAGCGCCGCCGCTCTTGCCGCTCCCGACGCCGAGGTTCGCCATGAGGAAGTCCTGGTAGGCCGCAAGGCGCGGGTCCTCCGCTATGGCCTCGGCCGCCGTGGCGGCGCGCCCCATCAGCGGATTGGTGGCGTCGCCGGCCAGGGAGGAGCGGACGTAGTCCTCGCCCGCGCCGTAGAGGCCCTCGTTCTGATCGCCCAGGTTGCTCAGTCGGTCGATCAGCCCGGCGGTCTGGGGGCTCTGGCCGTTGAAGGCCGGAGGGGCGGCAGGCTTCGCGCCGGCGGGGGCGGTCCCCGGAGCAGGGTTGCGGACGGGCACCAGCTTGCCGGCGGCGTTGTAGCGCATCCCGGCGGGCGGCTTCGCCCGGTTGCCGGCGGGCGCGAGGTTCGGGTCCCCGGCCACGCCGTGATTGCCGCCGAGGAGGGCGTTGCGCGCCGCGTCCGCCCCGGTGGCGAGGTAGCCGGTCGCACGGGGGTCCTCCCGGCGCGTGGTGGTGGTGTCCACGTATCCCTGCTGGTTCGCCGCCCGCTGGTTCGCCCGGTTGGTGGACCGCTGACTCGCGTAGGAGATGCCTCCCGCGATCACCGCGCCGGCCACGATGGCTCCACTCATTCAGCCACCTCCTCGGAAAGCATCAGCCGCACGGGGGTCTCCAGCAGGCCCAGCAGCTCGCGAAGGAGCACACCCTGGAAGCGCGGGTCGAGCGGCGTTACCTCGGCGCAGGCGTCCAGGACGGCCTCCGGATCGGCGAGTCCCTGCGGGTTCGGAAGGACCGTGCTCCAGACGGTGTCCCGGTGGGCGTAGCCGACGCGCTGGACGCCCGGCTCGGCGCGGTCGGTCCAGGGGGCCTCGACGATGACGGGCTCGACGCCGTCGCCCCAGACGGTGATCTCGCCGCCGGAGCACGTGCAGACGTGCGGCACCTTGTAGCGGCGGGCGACGATCAACGTCCCGGCCGGGATCGTCATCTCGCGCACGAGGAAGCCATCGCCCCAGAAGTGCCGAATTGGCAGGTCGACAGGCGCGAGGCGGGTCAGGATCGCATCCAGCAGCGCCACGGGGACCCGGAAGAGCGCGTCCGGCAGCTCGGGGCTGTCCGGCCCAGCGGGTAGGGGGCGGTCCTCCGGCAGAGTGATCCCCTCCCGGCCGCCGTTGACGGGGCGGACATGGCGCGGCGCGTCCGGGTCCTCCAGCATTTCGTCCCAGCCGCGTACCAGCGGCCCGTGCAGGCCAGCGAAATCGCGGGGGCCAGCCTGAGCGTAGGAGCCCTCGGCGATCCCCAGGAGTCCACCACCACCAGCCACCCAGGCGCTCACGCCCGCTCCTCCATCGTGACCAGCGCGAGCAAGACGTCGAGTTGGCCGTTGTTCGCGTCGGCCACGCCGTTGCGGGACAGGTAGAGGCGGCAGAAGCCGTACGGCGATGACGGGGCTCGGCCCCCGGTCAGCAGAAACTGCGTCTTGAGGATCGTGCCGGCGACAGCGGGACCTGGAGGAGACCAAACGCCAGACCGCGTCGCTCCCGCCGTGGTGCCGCCGGCCCCAAAGAACAGGAGAAGGAACGTCAAGTCGAACGTGGCGACGTTACCGACCGGAGAGGTGTACCAGATCTCCACCTTCGGCTGCGTCCCTACCCAGTGCTCCCGCTCCTCGACTTGGCAGGAGGCGATGGTCGCCGCGCCGTCGGGGAACTGCATCGCATCGGCGGACGCGCTTCCGCCGGCCGCCGCGCCGAAGTAGTAGACGGCGTTGCCGGGCTGAAGGTGCGCCCGGAAGTACTCTTCGTCGAAGGCGCGCTGCATCGTGCGCTGGCTCGCCAGGACCGCCCCTGGAGCCTTGGGCTGCCGCTGGGGCAGCATCGGCGGCAGGGAAGGCGGGGGGGGCGCGGGCCGGCCCTCCTTCAGCGCGCGCCACTTCTCCAGCTCGTGGATGCGCGCCACGATGCGTTCCTCGGCCTCCCGAAGGCGACGCTCCAGATTCATCTCTGGCTGCGGCAGCTCGAAGTTGACGTTCTTCATGTGAGGAGCCGGTGGCGCACCCAGACGCCATGAAAGTTGTCGAAGTCCTGCGAAGGCACCGTCACTGTGATGCGCGGCCAGCGGCCGGCGATCTGGAACGGAAACTCGCCAGAAACCACGTTGCGCTCCGCCCAGGTCCGGGTCTCGGAGGGAGCCGTCGTCTGGCTGGGATCGGTGATTATCTCCACCTTGACCGACGCCTCAACAGCGGCCTCGAAAGTCCCCGTCGGCCCCGCCTTGCTGAAGATCGGGGTGACCCCCTCGATCAGCGTCTGCTGCATCGGCAGCGCGCTCTCGTGGTTGACCGGCCGGAAGCGCAGGCCAAGCTCCGCTCCCCACATGTTGACCCCGCCCGTGCCGGCCGTATCTGCATAGGGCGAGTAGTAGTTCCGCCCGTTCAGATGCGTGATCGCCGCCAGCACCTCGTAGACGTTCTCGGCGTAGGGGCGCTCAACCATGACGTAGGGAGCATGCGGCACCAGCGGCGAGCTGGCCGTGGAAGACGTCGTCCACGCCCCCGTCATCGGGTTGTAGTCGAGCCGCGTATTGTTGCCGATATTGGACGCCCAGTTCGGCCGCAGAATCCAGCCCACGAGCGGCCAGTGGGCGGACTGGTAGCCGACCATCTGGGTGTCTTCCTGCCACGCGCTGGTGAAGGAGGTCGCCGTGACGTCGCAGAGTCCCGACTCCAGCAGGAACTGATCGACGCCTGGCGTGCTCACCTTCTGGGGCTCCGAGACGCCAGAGATCCGGTAGATCCCGTCCGGCCCAAGGAAGAAGACGCCGTAACGGCTGTTGATGATGCTCGACGGGAGGGCCGTCCCGATGCCGAGACTCAGAACCTCCGGGCGCACCACCTGGATCGTGCCGGTGGCCTCCAGATAGAAGATTCCTCGGCGCTTGAAGGCGAAGCCGTACCGCTCGCCGCCGACGAGGCCGGTGATCTGGCCCGGGATCGACACCAGGCGCTTCGCGCCCGCCAGGCTGGAGGACGTCCCCGTAGGCGGGTCGAAGTTGACCGCGTTGTCCAGGTCGCTCCAGGCGAGCTCGTCCTGGAAGCGGCCAGCGTTTGACAGGTTGGCCACCAGCAGGCGATCCGCGAAGGCGGCCAGGAAGCGCGGGCGGGGGACGAAAGTGGACGTCACCCCGTTGGCGAAGTTGCCGGCGTTGTTGGTGCGCCGCTGGGGGACGTCGATCCAGTCGGCCGCCCAGATGTCATTGCCGATCGAGGCGAAGCGCCAGCCGGCGGCGTTCGCGGTGTAGGGCGGCGGCCCAGCGGCGCGGGAGATGTCCGTGAAGGCCCCGGTCGCCGGATCGATGGTGTAGAGGTAGCCGCCGGACGAACCAGTGAAGATGGTCTGCGCGTCCGCGTACGCGCCGGGCGCAGAGTTCGCCCAGGCGTGGGTGTAGGCCCCGGACATCGGATCATCGATCTCGCCCGCCCCGAGGGGTAGAAACTTCCGCGCCGGCCGGTAGTCGCCGTAGATCGGGAGAACGTTCGAAGCCGTCACCCACCCTTCCCCGAATTGGCTGCCGCCAGGGTCCCAGCCGGTGAAGGGGACGAAGATGTTCGGCATCAGGGGCAAACCCCGCCGCTGGAGAATAGGACGTAGAGGTCTCCGGGGTCGGACGGCTTGAGGCGCGGCGGCACCGGCAGCGCCATCAGGCGGCGGCACCACTCCCGCAGGGTGATCGACTCCGGGGCTACGCCGCCACACCAGGGCGAGAGGGTGCCGTCCTCGTAGCGCTGGCAGACCGAGTAGCGCAGGGCCCCCTGGCCCGTGCGGGTGATCTGCGCCGGGTAGGACGTCAGCCGGAAGGTGTCCAGATCCTGCCACCACCGGCCCCCACAGGTGACACCGTCGGCGTTGCACACGTTGCAGGGGCCGGGGCAGGTGTTGGCTGGAGGCGAGGCCTGGGCCGGAATAGCCAAGAGGACCGCGAGGACGATACCCCGAATCGGGGTATGGGTGTTCACGCCTGCACCACCAGATAGATGAAATCCACCGTGGACGCCGACGACTTGGCCACCGGAGCGGTGACGGTCGAGAGGAAGCGGATCGGGCCGCACGTCTGCCCCGGGAACACTTCAATCAGGTAGGCCGCGCCCGCAGCCGGCGCGATCAGCACTTTGTTGGTGGCGTCCATGTTCTTGCAGATGAACCAGGCGCTCCCGGCCGGAACTTCGCCCAACCCGATGGCTTCCTCGGTAGTGCCGACGGTCTGGCGGCTCCGGTGGCCCTTCGTCCCGGTCATGGTGGCCACGGCCTCGCCGAAGTCGAAGGAGTCGCTGTCCCCCTTCTCGTAGGCGAGGCTGCCGTGGTACGAAATTTCGTTAGCCATCAGCGGATGCTCTCGTCGCCGTACCACATGACGGTCAGGATGGCCGTCCCGATGGCGGAGAAGGCGAGGGTGCCGTCGAGCGGCATCTCCACCAACTCGCCGGGCTCGACCGGGAAGCAGCCCGCGCCATTGACAACGTCCACGGTCGGCACGACGGCGGTGGCGTCCTTGTCGATCCAGACCCGGACCGTGACCTTCAAGATCGCCCAGCGCGCCCAAGAGGGTCGCGTGACCGTCTTCGCCGCTCCGGCGAGGATGATGTTGTCCACGTAGTCCGGGAATCGGAAACGTTGGTTCCGCAACTCAGTGGGCGCGTTGACGGGCATCTAGGCCTCCTCGCTAGCCCAAGGCGACACGGTCAGCCGCCGCCTCCAGGTGGTCGTGTTGTCGACATAGTCAGCGACCGAGTCCAGGGCCGCGAAGAGAAACGAGACCGCGTCGCTCAGCCGGACGTCGGGCGGCAGAGTCTCCACCGCGAGGACAGCATCCCGGATCGCCGCCTCGACCGGGGTCTGGTGCTCAAGCTGAGCCCTTCTCGGGATCTCCAAGGCGTCTCCTTTACCCCCGGGCTCCGGGGAAGATGGTCTGCACCCGGCGCGAGGGCCAGGAGGCGTATTGATCGAAGGCGTTCGGGACGACGGCGACGGAGCCCATGTCCTTCTTCTGCTGCTGGGCCTTGCGGAGCTGATTCATCTGGCCGGCCGCCCGCGCGCCGTTGGACTCCGCCATGTCGGCCCGGGCGCTCGCCGGGTCCGTTGAGTAGTAGTCCGCCAGCACGAGATGCCTGAAGGTGACGACGCCCTCAGCGAGCCAAGGGTTCGACCGCCGCAGGTTCTCGTTCGACGTATCGGCCGTGATCTCCTCGCCGGTCCGGCTGTCCCGCTTCGAGGAGAGGAAGCCGAGCCACTTCACGGTGTAGGCGGCGACCGGGGCGGGAGCGAACTGGAGAACACCCTCCAGCCAGGCGGCCCGCTCCGGGTACGCGGCCGAGGGATGCTCCTGGAAGTACCGCAGGGTCAGCTCGTCCACCACCCCGATCTGGAGGATGGACGCGCCAAGGTCGTAGAAGAGGTGCTCGAACCGGTGGAGCCCCCGAGGGAGCCCCTGATCCGGTCCGTAGGTGGTGCGGTCCGCGATGGTAGAGAATGAGCCCGAGCGCTCCATGAAGGGAACGGTCTCGGGCTCCAGGGCGGCAAGCTGGCGGACCATGGCGGCGGCGATGGCGGCCGTGGTCGAAGGGTGCGAGTTCAGCACCCCGGCCACGAGCTCGTCACGGACGGTTCCGAAGTCCACCAGCGGCTACCTCAGATCCACTCCGGCAGGATGGTGACGTTCCCGGCCGCCGCCGTCGAAGCCGCCGTGTTACAGCGGAGGACGGCGTGGACGAGGCCGTTGTCGGAGAACGGGATGGCCCGGTTGACGTCCACGTACTTCATGGCGATGGCGGCCGAGAACGCCCCGGCCGCGCTGGCGTCGTAGAGCGGCGTGGCGTCCACGGTCTCGACGCCGTTGGCGGTATAGATCCAGACGAGGTCCAGATCGAGAGCCGCGCCGCCGCCGGAGTCGAGGTCATCCGCCTTCAGCCAGAAGCCCAGGAAGAGGTACTGGCCGGAGTTGCCGATCTTGCCGCTTCCGGCCGGCATCGGGAAACAGAAGTGCCGGTCGGTGTTGGCGTCGATCGCGGTGGTGGCGATCGTCTCGGAGAAGCAGCAGCCCAGGATGCCGCCCTTGCCGGAGAGCGGATAGGGGCTCTTCGGGCTGAGCGCCGGATTCGACGCCGTGGTGTTGTAGAACCGAGTCGAATAGGTATCGGCCATGACGTCCTCCTCCTTACCAGAGCGGGGTAGCGGCCGACACGTAGTAGGCCAGGGTTGCCGACGCCATCCGCTGCGGCGTGGGGTGGTTTTCGGGTCTGGTCGGAACCATCCCCATGTGGGTCATGAACCGCCACTCTTCCTGCGTGTGCTCCTTGTGGTACGTGGCCCGGATGTGGACGCTCTCGGTGTCGAAGCCCTGGCCCCACTTCACGTGAGCGCCGAGCTGGCCGAGGATGAGCGCCCGCCGGACGTTGCCGATCTGGGTTCCAGCGGTGGTAGCGTCCGAGGTCGTACCGCTGCACCCGAAGGGCAGCCAGTCATCGACCAAATACAATATGTTTCGGGTGCCCTGGAACCCGCTGTTCGCCTTCATGTAGGACGCCACCTTGTCCACCGCGTTCCCGCCCTGGATCTCGGCCAGCGTCAGGCTCGTATAGCGGTTCGAGGAGGAGTGACGCGTCATCTGCTCGTTGCCCTCGGGGTCGATCACCGCCACGAACCAGTTGCCCCAAGGGGTCCAGCCCGGAGCCATCGGCGAGATCACGCCCGAGGCCCGACTCTGGAGGCCGGTGATGATGCTCTCGAATCGCTCCACGGTGAGCAGCGCGGCGGTGTCGATCGCCACCTGGGCGTCGCTGGTGTTGGCCGCCCCAGCGAAGAAGCGATGCGCGGAGTCGAGCTCGCGGACGAGGTTTCCGCCGGGCGGGATGCTCCAGGTGCTGTTGTAGCTGGTGATTCCGCAGAGCTGGTAGTACATCTGCCGGACGAGAAGCTCGGCGGCCTCGGCCCCGCAGGCGCGCAGCTCGTGGCGCTCCAGCGGGATCATGGTGTAGGCCTGATCGATGATCAGGTTCACCATGCCGGTGGAGGCGAGCTGCTGCCCGACGATGGACATGTTCTGCCGCCAGATCGGGCGGGCGGGGTCGGATTGGCCGAACCCCTGGCTGCCGATGGCGCGGGGCTGAAGCTCCTGGCCCCGGCGGCGGTCGCCGTATTTGAACTCAACGGCGGAGCCGCGAGCGTCGCCGTCGTCGGCCTTCTCGGTGGCTTCGACGTGGATCAGGGCGTCATCGCGGGTGGAGTAGAGACGGGGCAGGATGGTCTCCGACTCAGTGAAAAGGGTTACCGAAGTATCCCATTGCCGCTGATCGTAGAGACTTCCTGCGGGATTGGAAGCTGGCACGTTGAAGTCCTCCTGTAAGGCGCTCCTTTGGTGCGCCTGCTCTCGCCGCACAGCGGGGAATAGCCCGCCTGCCTCGGAGATCGCCCGGGAGGACTTCGTGAGAGAGTAGGTCAGCTACGGCTGCCGACCCTCGGGCGAGACCGGTAAAACTGGAAATAGAATGGAGGAAATCGCTGTCGTGTGTCAAGAGGGCGGCGGTGGTACTATTTACAACGCCGCCCAGCCCGCGCTCCGGTTGCCATGTCGGCACGACTGGTCCACCGCCGGGGCTCGGGGTGGACCTGGGCGGCTTCTTCCAACTCCGTCAGCGACGAAGGCGGCCGACGATCATGGAGGCTTCCTTCATGTCCCCCTTGGTGTCCCGGAGCGCGGCGGCGCGGACCTCTCCCCAATTCACGGCCCCGGCGCGTAACGTCCGGTTGTAGACCTCCTGGGCTTCCAGCTTCGCGGGAGTCGGCGCTGCTGACGGCTCACGTGGGGCGAGGCTCCCGGCGGCGGCGGTGCGCTGGCGGACGGCCTCGACGCGACGGGCCTCGCTGGCAGCGGGGCGGACGGGAGCAGCCGGGGCAGGCGCGGGGGCCGCCGCTCCCATCGGCATCACCGGGGCCTGCATGTAGCCGGCGTCCACCATCCGGCGGCTCACCCCGTAGTAAAGCGAGCTGATGAAGGCGTCCATGGCGGCGACGGGGTTGTCCCCCATCTCGCGGGCGGTCTGGGCCACTGTGAAGAGTAGGTGATTGGCGCGGCCGGCCGGATCATCGGCCCCGATGGACTGGAAGCACTCGGTGAGCATGGCCTGCCCGTCCTGGAAGCGCTCGATCCCTCCCTGGGCAAGGTCGGGCTCGTTCCGCATGTACTCCTGGGCGGCGATCTCGAAGGCGGACATCTCCTGCTGGCGGAAGCCTTCCAGAGCCTCCAGCTCGGCCCGTTCCTGCTGGGCGGCGGCGTTGATGCGCTGCTGCGCCTCGAAATGGGTCAGGACCGGCTTCAGGGCCTCATCGATCGCGGCGCGGTTCTGGGCAAGCACCCACTGTTCGTACTCCCTGGGCTGGAGTACGGGATCCGGGATCTCCGCCTGGGGCTCGGGGGTCTGACGGCGAACGGTCTCCAGGGTCTCCGCCAGGAGGCGCTTCGTCTCCGTGTCCTGTCGATCCCGTTCGGCCAGCAGCTTGCGGTACCGGGCGTTTTCCTCATGGATCTTGTTCTGGCGGAGCTGGAAGCCGCTGACGGTGCGCTTCTGCCGCTCGGCCTGTCGGTCGAACCACGACGGCTCCGAGGTGGCGGCTGGCGTAGCGGGTTCACCCTCTGGCGCGGGTTCCGGTTCGTGTTCGGTCTCGGTAAGCGGTAGCTCTTCCACCGGCTCCGGAGGTGGTGCGGTGGGCTCTTCATGGATCGGCATGGGGTCGGACATTTCGCTTAGCTCTCCATCTTCCAGGTGACCATACCCGGGATGTTGGGGTAGAAGAGACCGCCGGGAGGCAGCGGCTTCGGTTCAGGGCAGGAGAATGCAGCCGCAAGGAGCCGAGGCGAGCCAATGAAGGCCGAAGTCGCGCGCTGCCCGTGCATGGGGCAAGTTCTCCCGATCAGCATCCCGAACGTCGGCTCTTCCGCGCAGCCGCAGGCATAGGTGATGACGGACATCAGTTCGGCACGTAGACGGAGCTCTGCGAGAGCGCGTAGCTGCCGTCGGGGTTGCGGATCATGGTCTCGGACGTGACGATGTGGCCGCCGGTTGCGGGGCGCTGCCGGATGGTCCGCATCCAGCCCTGCTCATCGGTGCCGTACTGCGCCAGCGCCTGCTCGCCGTAGTCGGGGCCGCTCACCTCAGCGAGATTGATGCCGCTCCCCTCTTCGACGATGTCCAGCTTGATCTCGTCTTTCTTCGCCATGAGTCGGTCTCCTTCAATCGGAATAGTTTCCCAAGAGCATGCCGGCGTCGCCTCTGTCGGAGTGACAGCACGGAGGCGTGCCGTCTACACTGCGGTACAGGAACGGGGGCCGACCGCGCAACCATTGGAAGACGTACCAGTAGCGGCCAAGCTGGATATCCAACCAGAGCCAGTAGCGGCGGTTGCCCTTGCTCATCCACCAAACTTTCATCGGGAGCCTCCTTCTATTGGATCTGCGGAATCTCCGCGTCTTCAGCCTGCGACCCGATCACGGCCTGGCTGGCGGCCTGGACGAGCTGTAGGGCACGCTGGAGGTCCTTGCCTGCCAAGTCCTGGATGAACTGTAGCATGCCTTCCTCGGAAGCCGCCTGGGCTTGCTCTTCCTGCTGGGCGGCCACCTTCTTGTAGTGGGCCTCCAGCTGGGCCGCCGCCTCGTACATCGGCGTGCCCTCGGCGTAGAGCTTGAGGTAGGCGGGTACCATGATTTCCGGCGGGGCCACGCTGATCAAGTCCTTGAAGACGCCGTGCTGCGAGATCAGCTCCTGGTCGGCCAGCCGCTGCGAGGCGGCGCTGGGCCGGAGCCCGAAGGAGATGTCGTTGTCGAAAATCTCCCCGACGTTTTCCTTCAGGAACCGGCCGAGGGTCATGATGAGCGGCTGTCCGGTGGCCTCGTCGAGCTGCGGCTGGCCCGCTTCGTCTAGGAGCGGGATCGGCTCCACCTGCCCGCTCTCCGGGTTGATCTGGCCGGTGATGCCCTCCCAGAGGGGTTGCCGGCCCAGCAGGCGGTCGATGTCCTTGGGGTCGAGCCCGTCCACCACGAGCCGCGCCATCGTCACCGCGCCCTTGCTGAGCCACGCCGTGAAGGCCGAGGTGAGCATCTGGTTCATCTGGTTCCCGGTCTCGATCATCGTGGCCACGAACTTCTGCGACCGGTCGCCCTGGAAGGTGCCCCGGCTCATGTCGCTGCGGGCGTGGATGTAGCCCGGGAGGTCCACGGAGAGGAACGAGAACCAGTCCTTCATGACGCCAACGTGACTGAGGCTGGACGGCTCGTTGAATTGGATCATCTCGGGGTTGGCCACTTCGGCGAACGCGCCGGGGGTGATCTGCGCGTTGATGAAATTCTCCTTCTGGGAAGGCGTGCTGAAAGCCCCGTCCTTGTACAGGCCCCCCATCCGATTTCGGCGCGCCTCCTGCTCGATTCCGATCCGCACCGTGACCGAGCTGAGCTTCTGGAGGCCGGTCAACGTCCGCCCGAAGCAGAACCACTGTGTCCGCATCCGACCGGATTGCTCGAAATTCATCCGCTTCGGGAAGCCGGTCATGGCCTTGGCGAGGGGCTGATTGCCGGGGATCGGCCTCGGCTCCGAGAGCATCAGCGGATCGCCGCCCATGGTCTCGACCAGCATCTCGCAGCGGTACCAGGTCCCCTGCGCGTAGCGTTGGACCTCCGGCTTCTCGAAGGGGACTCCGGCCCGGATGGCTTCCTCCTCCAGCAGCTCCATGGCCTCGGAGAACTCGGCGGCAGGGACTTCCTTGCCATCCCACATGACCAGCGACTCGTGCACCAGGAACTGAAAGTCGTCCACCTGAATCTCGCGCTGCCAGCGGGAGCCCTCGGACGCGATGGGGGATCCATCGGAGCCGTAGAGGCGGACGGTGGTGTTGCGGCCTCCCAGGGACTGCGCCCCCTCCTGGGGGCCCGGGTGCGAGCCGTACCCGCCCAGGCGCTCCGCGGCGGCCTTGATCCGCTCCTCGTGCTCCGGGTGACGGGCGAGGGCCTCGTCGAGGCTGTAGTAGTGCCGGGGAATCCAGTAGCGGGCGTCGGAGAGCCCCTTGAGGTTGGCGTTGACGTCCCAGCGGATGTCCGGGATCGGCACGTAGCGCTCCAGTGGGCGGAACGGCGGCCGGCCGCGCGTCTCCAGGCTGTCCTCCCCGAAGGCGAGCCCCACCAGCAGGAGGTCCAGCAGCGCCTGCTCGTCCACGTCGTCGCTGTGCGCCCAGCGCCTCCCGGCGTCGAGCAGCATGGACATCGCCTTGCCGACGATCTCGTCCGCGATCCCGGTATCGAAGCCGGGGAACGACGGCATCCGGCGCGAGCTGGTGAGCTGGCCCCAGAAGTCATGGACGGCCGAGAGGACCATCCCGATCTCCGGCGGGTGGTCTCCCCAGACCTTCTGGAGGTGGGCGAAGTCCTTGCCCCGGATGGAGTCGAGGCTGTAGGCGTCGTAGTACTCCCCCAGCTCTTCGACGACGCGGGCGTGCTCGGTCTCGCTTTCGGAGAGGGCTCGCTTATAACGGCGGCGCACTGCCGCTTCGGCGAGCGGTCCGTCGTCCATCGGGGCGGAGCCCTGGGTCACGTCCTGATCCACAGCAGCACCCCTTTCCGGTCGCTCAGCACCAGGCGGTCCCCTTCCGGATCGCGCCGCTTCTTCGGCAAGGCGGTCAGATCGACGATCACGCCGCTGCCCTCCCGTGGTAAGCTTTCTCTGTCGGCGGCCTGGAAACTCCCGACAACCGAAACAGATCTCCCTGGCCGCACCTCAAGGTCCCGCATCCTTCCAGGCCGCCGGGGCTGCGAGGGCGGCAGGGGTTTGGAGGAGCGATGGGCCTTTACCGCTGCCGGTCCTGCGGTACCGAATTCGCTGCGTCCGCAACATCGGAAACATTGACCATCGTCTGTAGGGGAGGAGATGCGGTCTGCGACCTTTTGGGACCCGCTGATCCCCACGGCATCGCAAAAACCGTCGCGGATCTCCTTGCTCGCACCACTGAGGAGCGGAATGGCTATCGAGAGGCGGCAAAGCTTGCGATGGACAAGTTGGCCCTGATCATCGCGGAGAACGATCAGCTCCGAAAGGGGTCTCACCCTGACCTGGAGGCGAAGCAGCGGGAGATCGAACGGCTCCGGGGCGAACTGGATCGCACTCGCCTGCGCCTTGATGCGAGGGCCCACGACGACACGGCTCGGCAGCTCGCCCTGCGCCTGCTCGCGGGAATCATGGACATCGATCTGTCGGAATAGCCTCACATCGAAGCCCATGTCCGCCCCCCCATCGGATCGCTGACCGGCAGGCGGCCACCGTTCGGCAGCCCCCACGGATTGTCGATGGTCGCCGCCGGGTAGACGATCCCGCCCAGCGTCATCCCCAGGCCGGACTTGCCGTGCGGCCGGCGCATCTGGGAGATCAGCGTCTCCTTCTGCGTCGCGGACTCGGTGTCCAGCATGTCATCGTGCGTGGGCAGATGCCCGAGCCTCATGCGGTCGAATTCGTCCTGCTTGAACTGGAGCATCGTATCGCGCTTGTCCTCGCCGGCAAGCCCGTGCGCGGAGCCGTGCTTGAAGCCCTGGCGCGGGTACGCCGCCTTCCCCTGGCTGTACGGGCCGTCGAGGCGCTGGATGTTCCAGAGCTTCGTCATCGTGTTGGCCCGGTGGATTTCGGGGATCGTCCGCGTGGTGGGCATCTGACCGCCGCCGAAACGGACACCCCGGAGTCGCACGTGCTCCAGGAAGTCCTCCCGCCAGTCCGGCTTCGGGTCAAACCAGACGACGAGGCGCGGGTCGTACTTCATCCATTTCTCAACGATCCCGACGCCCCCGGGACAGTACATGTCTTCCACCCACTTGGTGGACGAGTCCTTCGGATCGCGGCCGAGCAGGATCTGGGCTGCCTTCGACCAGCCGACGCGCTCCCGGATCAGGTCCAGGTTCGCCCAGGCGTCCTCGGCGACCCAGGTGAAGACGCGGATGCAGGCGAAGTCGCTGTCCTTCTTGCCGCCCGCGCCGTCCACGATGATGTTGATGTACGGGAAGCGGGTCGCGACCTCCTCCGGGGTCTCGTCGTAGAAGGTCATCCGCGACCAGTCGAAGATCAGCTCCGCCCCCCGGTGGAAGTAGAGCTCGTACTGCGGGAAATAGATCGAGTCATCGTTGATCTGCTTCCGCTGCATGTCGAAGAATTTCTGCGTGTGCATGTTGGCCCGACCGGACTCGGTGAAGCCGGGCAGCTCCTCGCGCTCGCCGTTCGGCCGGATGATCGTGATCGAGCCGCCCCGCGTGGCCGACTGCTTGATGTGGCGGCAGAAGAGGCCCTCCTTCTCGCGTTCGACCCAGGGGTCCGCCTCGTCCCAGCGGGTATTGTTCACCACCACCGGGGCGTCGGGGCTCATGGCGGCGGCGACGAGAGAGATATTCTTCTTGATTTTGGCGATCTGTTCCGGATTGTCGCGCAGCTTGTCGGAAACCGCGTCGTCGAACAGGTACATGTCCGGGTGGGCGGAGGCCGTGGACGTCAGGATCGAGTAGATCGACAGGCTCTGGTCGCGCGGTCCGGGCTCGCGGTCCAGGACGTAGCCCTGCTTCGAGCCCTCCTGAAGATTGCGGAACTGCGGTGCATGGTCGCGGAGGGCCTCCGTCTGGATCTGCGCCAGCATGCCGCGCCCCATGCCGGAGCCGATCTTGTCCGCTTGGTGGGTCCAGAGGCCGATGGTCGCCTGCTGGTTCTTGGCGTGCTCACGCAGCGTCGCGGCCAGGAGCAGCGTCGTTTTCAGGCCCCACCTATGGATCTCGAACCACCACCAGCCCTCTCCGGGGCTCTCCAGGGCCTCCTGGTACTGCCGGGTGAGCCAGAAGATGAACGGGTGATCGATCCAGAGGGTCCCCTTCAGCGGATGGCTCCGTTCGGTGATCTGGTAGTCCACGAAGGAGGTGAACCGCTTGCAGAACCAGTGCAGGTCGTCCAGGGCCGTGGCCCAATCGAGGATCATCCCCTCCTCGACGAGATGATCCTTCTTCTGGCGCAGCAGGTGGTTGACCTGCTTCAGCCGCTTCAGATAGCGGGGATGATCCGGCCGGTCCGGGAGCGCGTGAACGAGAGGGATCTCCGGACCGGCCATGGTGCCTCTCAGGTGAACATCATTTTCATGCAGTGCCACGCCGTCAGTCCAAGGGCGGCCCGCTTGGCTTCCTCTTCTGTCGCGTACGGCCCCACCTTCTGCTGGTGGTTACGGAAGAAGAGATCCGTGAAGTGCCAGCCGGTAGAGGTTTGCCAGACGAGAAACATTATGGGTTGCTCTGGGCGTCGATCACGGGAGCGGTTTGGGCCGGCAGCGCGGCGGCCTTCTTGGCCTGCCGGTGCGCCTTGACGAGGTTCTCCAGGTAGCGCCGGAGCGCGCCATCCGCCGCAGCGGCCGTGCAGGAGGCGGGCGCGATTCCGAAGTTCGAGCAGACGGCGTCCCGAAAGTCCAGGGCGTTGGAGGCGATGTCCGCGTCCCCCGGAGCATCGTCGATGGAGGAGACCCAGTAGGCGATGAGGACCCCGGCCTCGGCGTTGTCCCCCGCGCCGCACGCTCCGATCGACTGCACGGTGGCGTTGCAGGCCTGGGTCAGGGTGGCGGCGGAACCGGAAGTCGCCAGGAGGAGGGAGAGGGCGAACAATGTGGCGGCAACTCGAAGCATCGGGGCCTCCTCAGATGGTGGCTCGGGCCGTTTCGACCCAGGCGGTGCCGTTGTATACGAGGGTCAGGGTGTCGTTGGCCGTGGCGGCAAAGTCGGCGGCTCCGGCGAGAAGCAGGGAGGCTCCCGTGCCGGCGGTGTTGTGCTTGACCGTCGGAGCGCCCGAAAACTGGAGGACGATCACCGAGCCCGCTGTCCAGTCCGTCGCCGCGATCGTGTTGAGCTGGGTGTTGCCGGTGACGGTGAAGAAATTCGCGTTCCCGAGGGTGACGTCGTTGGCGCTCACGACGTCGGTGCCCTTCGAGCCCAGCAAGGCTCCGACGCCGGAGGAACCGTTGGAAATCTTCACCCGGCCAGCCGAGGACCGGCACACCCCCACGTCGAGCCCGTTCTCGGCATTCGCGGTGCCCGTGAACTTCACGCACGGAGATCCACCAGATCCGTAGATGGCGACGTAGCCCGCCGCTGCGTCGGCCTTCAGGAAGATGACCGAGTTACCGCTGGCTCCCGTAGTGGTGTTCAAGCCTCCGACCCGAACATCGGAGGCGCTGATCAAACCGAGAAGCGACACATTCGCGGGGCCTGCATCATCCGCCAAGCGAACGAAGAGGTTGCCGTTCGACGCCGCCTTTAGCGCGGGGTAGGACCCAGACGCACCGTTGAACCGGAGCAACCCGGCATCCGTCAGGCTCAGGGTGGAGCCCTGGAGGCCGCTGACGTCGCCCCGCACCAGCAACTCGTCGGTGATGGTTGTTCCGGCCCCCTGGCTCAGACCCCCGCTGGAGCTTCCGGAGGAGCAGCAGGTGAGCTGGGGAAGTTGGGCTTCGGCGACGATGAGGGTCGCCGCGATTCCCACCAGGGAGAGCAGGATGAGGCCGGGCAGGCGGTTGATCGTCACGAAGGTTCCCTTACGACGTACCACTCCGTCGTCACGACGCAGGTGGCGTCCGCCACGATGGAGAGCGTCGCGCCCTGGGCGACCTTGAGGGCTACCGGAGATCGAGCGGCCGCTCCGCCGTCGGTAACGTCGGCGGCCGGCGCGGCGGCCGTTCCCGTGGCGCTGTAGTACCAGTTCGAGCAGGTGGCGCTGAAAATGCCGAGCGCTTTCGCGGACGGGTAGGTGGCGAAAGTCGGGGCAGTCACGGTCTCGGCCGTGTTGGCGGCGAGCACGCGAGCGTTGATGTAGGTGCTGGGCGCGCGGACGGAGTCGCGGATCGGCAGCTCAAGCCCCGGAGGCTCGGTGCCGGCGGCGAAGACTTCCAGAAGCCACGGGGCCGCCAGGAGGGCGAAGAAGAAGGCGCAGAAAACGATCAGGTACGGCCGGTCTCGTCGCATCAGAGCTTCCCCCTCTGCGCCGCCACGCGCGCGCTGTTGTCTCGGTGGAGCTGGAGGCGGCCGTTGGCGTCCCGCATCGGACCGCCGCCCCCGTTGCCCGCTCCTTCGAAGGCCCCCAGGGAATTCAGCAGGGAGGTGGAGGAGGCCTTTCCTTTCGCCACGCGGTCGATCGCCCCGTCCTCAATGCGGAGCTTCACCCGACGGGTGATGAGGCCGGAGCGCTTCATGGCCTCCGGATACTTCTTCAGTTCCTCGTCGATGTCGATGATCCGGCCGAGCGCCTGTTCGACGGGCCGCAGAGCTTCATCCCGGTTCGGCACTTCGCCCGCGAGCACCTGAGCCTCCAGCGCGGTCAAGTACTGCTCCAGGTAGGCGGGCATGCGCTTCTTCCGGGGCATCAGCCCTCCCTCCGGCGCGCCAGGTCGCGAGCGAACGAGAGGAGTTGCTCGGCGTGCTCACCCTTCAGCTCTTCGCGCTCGATGGTCTCCCGGGCGAGCTTGACCTCCGGGGAAGCGTCGAAGCGCTCCAGCTCCAGGCGGCGAGCCCGTTCCGTGAGGTAGGTCCGGCGGGCCTCCGGGGTCATTGTGGCTAAGGATGCGCCGTAGGCCGCCGCTGCACCCGCAAGAGCAAAGTGAAACATCAGAAACTCCCCAGCCCGCCCCGTTCGCCGAGGTCGCGCAGCATCCGGGGGTCGCGAATCATGCCGAGACCAGCTGCGCCCCCGCCGAGGTGGCCGGTCTCCGGACGGCCATCCAGGAAGCCGGGGTCCCCGTAGGCCGGGGCCGGGCCGCCCTGGAGGCCGCCGCCGTTGATGCCCTGGAGACCGCGCGAC